AAGCCAGTCTATATCAGTGATTATTATTCTTGGTAATTATATTATACATAAAAAAAGGGGACTATGTAAGTCCCCCTCTTTCAGTTTACATTGGAGAATGTACTTATGCTGCACCAGGTGAGCCAAATATACCTCTTGGGTCAGAAAATCCAAAAGAATATCTTTCTCTTGCCTTGAACCTTACATTACCAGTATCGAAGTCACCTTCAATAGCAGTTTTGATTGGGCTTCTAACAAACATTTTCATGCCGTTAGGTGCATCGGTCATTATGAAAAAAGCATCAGTATCAGTTAAATAATGATTTACTCTATAACCTTGTGGGATCATTCCCATAGAAGCCATAGCATTAATATCGTTATCAGCTGTGCCGACTCTTTGTGGAGATCTTAAAATTCTCTCAGCAGTAAATTGTAATTCTTTTGGAATTATTAATTTAACACCTTGCATAGCAATTTTAAGTCCTCTTTCATCTACGAAAGCTGCAATATCAATTAATGATTGCTCTAAAGAAGTTTCACTTAAGTCAGCTGCAGTTGATAATTCATTTCTGAAAGTACCACCATTAGCTAAAGGATGAGAGTCAGAACATAATTCTACGCCATCACCACCTGCGAAACTTGAGTTAAAAGCATTGTTTAAAACATTAGCAGCTTTTACTTGCTTAGTATTTGACATTGATCTTGCTAAAGCTCTTGTATATCTTGCAGCTAATCTATCATAAAGATTATCCTCAATTGCTTCTTCAGTTATAGCAAATGCCATCGCAATAGTTTCGTGTGTGTATCTTGCTGTGAAAGATTCTGTTGCTTGGTCAAATGTTACACCAGAACCTTCTTCTTTAACAGGAGCACTTCCGAAACCTGATAACATTACCTCTTCTTCAAAAGCTCTGTCAGATGCTTCAGATGCAAATATTTCAACATGCTCATTTTCGTATCTATTGTATTCTAAGCCAAAGAGAGCGTTTAAACCTGGCTCTAATTCTTTGACGAGTTGTGATCTTGATATAGCCATAATTTACCCCCTTATACGCCAGTATCAGCATTATTATTTTGCTGATAGAAGTGGTTATTAATACGAACAACAATGTTAGCATTTGCATTGCCAGTATCTTCATTATTCACATCTTGTGAAATATCTACTGCCATTAGAGCATAACTAAACGATGTGCTCACCTCTGATACATCTAACTGTACTTTTGAGATACCAGTGTCAGTATTACCAGTCACGTTTGTTACTGAATAATTAGTAAACAAACCAGCTCTAGTAAAAGCTGCATCAGCATCAATTAAAAATAAAGTTTGTGGATCATCTATAACATTAGCAACAATATCATCAGCAGCGATGCTACCAGGATAGTAATTACTAAATGTTGGTTTTTTTGTTGTAGGATCAGTATAGAAACATCCGTTAAACACACCTAAAACAGCTTGTCCGTTTCCAGCAGTATGTCTTTCGATGTCACCATCAGTTGCAGGTATCACTAAATCGCCTTGGAAAATTGCTGTTCCGTAGTTGTTTGATATAGTGTACCTATTCTGTTGGTTATTCCATGCATGTCCTCCAAGTGTCTTGTATGGTCTAAGACCAAATTTTTCACTTACGTTTGCCATGTTTTACCTCCTTGTAAAAAAATAGGCTTGTTAAACAAATACGGCAGTTGTCTTTAGTCTAGGACTTACGACCACCACCAAAAGTTACACGAGATTGTCTGTCAATATTGACAGGCATCTCTGGTCGTTGTTCCCTAAGAATATCGTTATCAACGGCTTTAACTTGGTCAGAAGTAATATTTTGAAAGTACTTCCTGCGTTGCTCGACCATTTCTTCAGGTATCCTTGCCAACACAAGGCCACCAACCCCTATTAACCCCTGATATTGTCCTTTATGAATTACTGGATAATCGTGATCACCTAAAGTATTTTTAATTTCTTCGGCTCTTACAAAATCCCAACCTTCTCTGAGTTTTTTAGATACATTACCTGTATCCTCTTGACCCATTACTTCGGTTCTAATCCATCTGTGTACAAATCCTTTCGGTGCAGGAGGTGCGTCCAGACTTGATGGAGGCGTCCAAGTTTTCGTTCTTTCTTTTCTTTCTTGCGACGCGCGTGAGGTTCTATTATTTTCTGCTTTTATCATATTTTTACTCCTTCACGTATTTAGCGTATTCTTCTAGTGGCACCCCTAATTTTTTTGCAATTGCTTGCTGTGACTTGGTGAGAGTCACTGTTCTGCGTCCTTCTTGTTTTCTTCCAGCTGAAGCAACAGTTTGAACGGGCTTCTTTTCACTAGCAAATTTATGAGGAAAATTTTCCTGCATACTTTTGTCAATTTCATTATAGTACTCAGATGACTCTGGGTCAAACCCCTGTGTCACTAAATCTTCATGTATGGCATAAGCTGCTGATGTCATAACTCTATCGTTACCAAACCATTCATTTTTTTGTGCCCAAGCTTCAGCAGCAGCTGAGGGTCTAGGGGCAGGTTGCTGTACCTGCTGAGTTTGTTGTTGAGGCTCTTGTTTTGTTTCTGCTTCAATCTCTGTTTTTTTGATTCTTGCTTTTTCTTTTTCTACTGCTAAACGAGTAAGCTCATCATTAGCTTCCATAATTTTATCAGTGTTGTTGTCTTCTATCGCTGTTTTTAATTTTGCTTTTACTTGTTCTCTTTGTGCATCTACTCTTGCGTCAAACTCATCAATATAAGTTTTTTCTTGTGCTTTTGAATTTTTTTCAAGACCAGCATATTTATTTTGTAAACCTTTTGCGTAATCTAAAGCAGCTTTTTCTCTTCTTTCAGCTTCCCTAAATTTCCTAGTAAGTTTATCAATTCTTTTTTGCACATTATCTGATACATCAGATAGGTTGTCTTTTTCAGTTTCTTCTTTTTCTACTAATTTTGTTTTTGTTTCGTTTTTACTGTGATCAGTGTAACCTAAATCAACTTCAACTTGTTCAAGTTTTTCTTCTTTAGGTTGCTCTGGCACTGCTAGTTTTTGATCTTGTAAACCATCAGTGTCTAACTCTACATTTTCATTTACTGACATAATTACTCCTTAGAATAATGCGAGGATGTCCTCGGGTTTAGCAATAGTACCGATAATTTCATCATCATTTAATATACGATGTTCTCCGTACTTAGTTTTAAATCGAGCTCCAGAATATCGTCCATAGACAACAAACTGTCCCTCTTTACACCAAGGTCCTGTTGGAAACTTATCTTTATCTTTGTAACATAGATCACCCATTTTAATAACTAAACCAACTACAGTAGTCATTTGTATGTTATCTCTTGTTGTATCAGATATGTATACACCACCTTCAGTTTTTTCTTTACCCTCATAAGGCCTTACTAAAAGTCTGTATCCAACTGGTTTTGGTATTATTTTTAGATATTCCTCAGTTTCTTTTGGTCCCTTCGGAACTTGAACGTCATTTTTTTGATAACGTTTTGGCTTGATTAAAGTCGTCATATACTTCCTCTCTATTTTGCAGGTCTGTTAGATCCTGAAGCAACGCTTCTAATGCGTTGAGCTTACCTCTAGCATAGAGTAATTGTTCTTGGTTGTCTATACCATAACAGAGATGTTCTTTAACACTATCTATTTCTTTTCGTATATGCTTTCTTATTATTTGTAATGTATCAATATCATTCATTTTCTGCTTCCTTAATTGCTAGTCCCAGCTGTCTTACGATTTGTGGTACAATAGAATTACCTAAAGCTTTTATTCGCTTGGCTCTATCTTTGTCCACCCCATAGGATACCCCATTAGGAACTCCACAAACTCTGGATTGAGTTTGCCACCAAGTTTCTCTGGCTCCTTTTGTTTTTTCTCTATTGCAATCTTCTCCCCCAAAGTTGGTTGTCTCCCTTTCTGAACTGACGGAGGAACTGACATCACTGAATCTTTGTAATCCCTGGACCTTGGAGTCGGATAAGTTTGTACTGCGTCCCTCAACTTCACTCCCCATCTCTCGCCTTTCTTGTTCTCTCGATAAAAATGACCATTCTTTATTTTCACATCCTTGACTGCTCCCCCCTCTATATCGGCGGCTCTTGGTGTTGGGTACATTTTTATCATCTCTGATAAATAGCCTGTCTTCCTGTTTGTCGCTGCTCTCGAAGGTCTCATTCCCTTTCGATCTATGTGATCCATTGTTGTTGGTGTCGGAAATAAAACTTGATCTGCTAATGCTATCGAGCCTCTTTTGATCCTGTGCTGATTGCCTCCTATATTGTTCGGTCCTATCCTTGCATCTTGCGTTGTTGGAGTTTGAAGCCAATATCCAGACTCTTTTTCTTTGATGCCAAGCACCGATGCCTGAAGCTGGAATAACGAAACATTGGACTTGGAAACCTTCACCTTCCAAGTCGTCTTGCACCTGTCTGAGAACCATGCCGTTTTCGATGTTAATAATTCCTTGCACATTTTCTCCAATAACCCATCTTGGTTTGACTTGTTTAATAACATCAAACATTTCATTCCAGAGCCATCGGTCGTCACTTCTGCCCTTTTGTAATCCTGCTTGACTGAACGCTTGGCAGGGAAAGCCTCCAGAAACGACATCTGCTTGTATTCTTGTGTCATGTAAACTCCTTACATCATTATATATTGAAATATTAGGCCAATTCTTTTTCAAAACTTGTTTGCAAAAATCATCTTTTTCACAAAAAGCTACAGTTTCAAAAAAACCCGTTGACTCTAACCCTAGGCTAAAACCACCTATACCTGAAAATAAATCTAATACTTTTAACACTACCCATCCTTTTTATCTTATTCTAACACAAGACTTAGGACCTAATTTTTTCCTATGTCTTCTACCAATTGGATAGTATCTTCTTTTTGTTTTTTTTACAACAGATTTTTCTACTTTGTGAAATCTTTTAACCATTACAATCTTAGAGTAAAAGTTCTAAAAAACCATCTCCACAAAGCAGACCTAATTATTGAAACTACTGTAAAAGCTAAAGCTATGCCTAAGCTATCATAAAAGGAGGGATACAAATCAAATAAAGGAAAAATTAATATTTGTATTACTATAGCCAGTAAAAAACCACTACCTACATCTATAATGCTATGTATAATATCTTTTTTCATTTTTTCATATTTTCTCTAGCGATACCTTTTGACTTCTCGAAGGATCTCATGGCTCCGAGTCCTAAGAGGCTCATAACTAACGTGACGAGCCCCTCCATTTCAAGATTTAGTGGAACGAAATCAGGGTTAAAAAGAACAGCTACATAAGTTACAATCGGCTGAATGAAAAACTGCCATAACAGCCCTAAGCAGCAAACCCACATTATTGCAGGACGGGCTCCTGACACAAATATACTAGGATGTTTAGCTTGTTCCTTGTTAATATCTATTTGACCTTTTGCTAATTCGTGAGCATGTTCCTCTGCCATACTTGCTAGCTTTGAAGCCAGCTCAGCTTTTTTAGCTTTGTTATCAATGTACTTACCAACTAATTTAGTTGCTGGTCCTATCAAACTAAGTAGCGCCATTATTTTTCTCCTTTTGAAATCTGTCCCAATGTATTTGACAGTAAAATTTAAAGTTGTGGTATTCAACAGCAGGATTGTTGCAAAAAGAACATTTTCTTTTAGCTATCGCAAACTTCCACGCTCTATCAAATATTCCCATCTGTTCTCTTAAAAATTAATTTTCTTTCGCCTTCTCGCACTCTTTGAAACCCTAATTTTTCTAAAGACCAATCTATTGTTTTAGTATTATAAGTTTTATGATCGTCTAAAATAATTAAGCTTTCATTTTCCATATGTCTCATAAAAAAATTTACCTCATCATTAACTGCGTTAGTAGTGTGAGGTCCATCTAAATGCACAACAGAATATGTATCCTTCATATATACTTGCCCATCTATACTTATAGGATAACCACGTTTCATTGTCTCAAAAAAATAAGTATCTGGAAACTCAAAGAAAGCAAACTCTTTATACTTAACTAAATCATACAAAGTTTCTATTTTCATACTATCTGTGTAATCTGCTGTGTATGGAGGTCTGTCATCATAGTGTTTGTAATTTAAGTTACCATACGGATCGACTGCTATGTGTCTATAATATTCTGAACCTTTAGCAATCACAGCATCCATAATTGTTTGAGAACCTAGTCCTCTGCGTAACCCTATCTCACAAGTTAATACAACAGGAGGTAAATTTAACTTTTGTATTTCCTCTGTTATAAATTCGTATTCTGTTGAATCACCAGCTATCACTTAACACCAATAAATTTTTTGCCTTTTACTTGTATATCTTTAATACCTTGAATATCACTTTTTACACCATTTTCACGATGAGGGCAACCTATATTTGATAAAGCTCCTATTTTCAAACCTTGTGGTAAAGGTCCTTTCTTTGGTGGTGGTCCTGATTTTTTACCCTTTTGGTTCATCACGATTCTCTTCGTTTTGTATTTTTCTCTCAGCAAGATCAAGTTTTTCATCTGCAACTCTAATTCTTTCTTGACCAGCTACCTCGGCATCTTCACGTTTCATTCTATCTAAATCAATCTTCTCATCAAACTCATAATTCTTTCTAACTTGATCTACTTTAAACTCTTCTGTTTTACGTTGTAAGTCCATAGCTCTTAAATCAAGCTCTCTTTGTTTAAGTGCTACAATCGGGTCTTGTTTTGTTGTACCACTTTCTTGAGAAACGAGAGCAGCTGTAAGTTCTGCTATTTGTCTAGCAATCATACTTTCTGTTTCAGCTTGAAATGCTTGAGGATCAGTATTCTGTAAATCTAATAGCTCAGGTCTTTCTTGTTGTAGATGTAAAAATACTTGTGCTCTAGCTTTAAAAGATAAATGTTCTGATATATGAGCTTGTAATAATGCATAAACTTTTGGATTAATTTGCACCATTCTTGATCTTAAAAAAGCAGCGTGTGCCTCTATGTGAGCATCGTGGTTTTGAAAGTAAAAAGCTTTTGGTATCTCCATACGTAATGCACCAGCATTTTCTACACCAGGGTCCATAGGTGTGTTTGTTCTAGGTGGAGGTAATAAACTTTCTATTTTTTTTGTTCCTAGAGCTTCATAAACTCTATAATAAGCTTCTCTTATGTTATGTATCTGTGGATTAGATTGTGCTATTTGCAACTGCTGAGAGGCTAATGTTACCCTTTGTGCTAATGAGAACGTATTTGGATCGGCAACAGGAATAACATCAACCTCAGCAGAAAAGTCTAAAGCTTTTATTTGTCGGTTTGCACCATACACTGCATAGGGATACAGTGGTGGGAGATAGGTGGCAAACACATCTGATAAAAGTCTAAACTCTTGACGCATAGAATAATAACATCTTTTGTGTATCGCACTCATAACTCTAGAGCCACGTTCTAATAACGCCAAGGTGGTGCCAACTGCACGATTCTGCTTATCTTCTCCAACATTCATGTCAGCAATAGCTGCGAATCGTTGACCTGCTTGTACAACAAAACCTAACAATTGAAATAAAACACTTGAAGGTTCTTTGAAAGGCAGTATTTGGAATTGATCTTTGATGTTGCCTCCTGGAGCATCAACATCTCTAAACTCACCAGGTTGAAAAGGTTGTTCATCATCTCGTATCCTCAAACCTCTAGATTTAAAACCTGCTGGCAAATTAGCTAAAGTACCTGCATCAAGTAGTTGTCTTAAAGCTGCGGTAGCAGTTTTTGACAGTCCACCTATCATATGTATCAAACCAAACCCATAAAAACCTAGTCCTGGTAGAAATTTGTAGTGACAAAAGTACTCTTTTCTTTGAAATAAGGGGTCATCTGGAGAATAATTTCTATAAATAGACAAAATTTCTTGTGATCCCTCATCAATCGTTACAATATAAGGAACTTTTACCTTTTTTTCTGCATCTTCAACACGAAATTGGTCTAAATCTATGTCAACATGCATCTCAAGGATGTTAAATTGATAATCTTTATCGCTTGAGGGCGTAATTCCTTCCATTTCATTGTATTTATCTTGTATTTCGTTGTCTTCTGCCTGAGTTGGTGTAATTTCAACGTCTCTGTAGAACCCTGTTGTCATTTTTTTAAGTAAATCGTTCTCACTCATCTTAATAACGTGGGTAATTCTTTCACAATCTTTTAAATCTGATGCGTAATACGGCACCACTAAGTCTTCAGCTGGTATAAATTTACTTACAGCTCTATTCATAAGGTCATCATAGTATACTTTTTTGAAAGAAGAGCCAGCTAAGGGTAGATAAAACAGTAATTGATCAAATTCTGGTGTATATTCTTCCATTACTTCGGTAATCATATAATTCATAAAGTCACTAACACGTTGAGCCTGTGCTTCTTTTGCAGGATTAGTGTCACCTACCACCATTGTTTTCACTGGACCATCAGCTGGTAATAATTCTTTGTATGCTTGTGATTGAAATTGAGTTACTGCTTCAGATAGCAAAGGATGTGTTACACTTGAAGCTCCTCTAAATGGTTGACCTTCACCATCGTACTTAAATCCTAACAAGTCAAGCCCACCTGTGTAAGCTTTTTCCCAATCGCTTCTTGATTCTCTGTCTTTTTTATAATCAGTTATAAGTGTTGATGCTAAAGACCCAAGTGTTCTATCATCTAAAGTCTCTGCAAGATTTGCAAAAAAATCCTGTTCTTCTTCTACTTGCTCTTCTACTACCTCATCAACACCTTCATCTGATATTTCAAATTGCACAGATTCTTGTTCATCTAAATTTTCTTCTATTGCCATTAAGTTATCCTAGTTTTTTTTGTTCTACCTAATCTTGTTTTTACTCTAACAAATTTTCCTTTTTTTGCACCAAGTTCTGGCACCACATTTCTCTGCATAATTTGTTGTAAATCTGATGTTATATCTGATACTGGTAAAGGATAAAATTTTACTCCTTTATAAGCATCTTGCAAAGCTTCTTTTTTCTTTCTTATAAAATCAAGACCCTCTGCATCAGTATCTAATTTAGGTGAAGCTGGAGGTTTAAAAAAAGCATCCATAAGAGAATCTTTGTCAAAACCTGCAACCCCAAAATTTTTCTCAAAGTAACTTTTCTCTTTTGCTCTTGCTTCATCTACTTCAGTAAAATCAAAATCTTTATTTTTTTTTGCCATATTTTATCCTACCATTTAAAAAGGTTTACGACTAGACCACCTGTCTTCTTATATAACTTGAAGGGTTTTTCTTTCATCTCAGGTGTTATTCTTAAAGACATAGTATCGTAATACATACGTGGGTCAGTAGATTTTATTTTTCTCATTCTTAAATCACTGCCATAATTTTCTCTCATAGCTCTATCCATAAATTGTCTAGCCTCAACTTCTGATTTAAAAGCAGCAACGTGTTCATTAGTTTCATTTAAAACTTTAAATTCTTTTCTAGGATCACTTTTTGATATTGTTCTTTTTTCTACCTTAGAGTTATATTGTTTAGCTAATCTAACCATAGCATCATACATAACACTTTTTGGATTATCTGCACTAGCTCCATAAAACTCTTTTAATCCTGTGGCTGTTGTCCTTTTTCCGTGTTGTACTGCAACTGAGTTTACAGATACAAAATCAACATCATCCATTATAGCTTTTCTTACTAAAGTTTTTAAAGCGTGTTCTCCATAATCTTTTCTATCAACCATCGGAAGATAAGGTTGTCCACGAGCGTAAGCTTCTGGTGAAGGAACCTTTTGGTTTGATCTTAATAGATTATCTACCTTAGAATTTATTTCTTGTAATTCTTCTCTTTCTGCTTTCGTAGCAGCTACTCCTTTATTCACCAATTCTCTAGCTCTAGGTGTTAATTGTTTTGCTCTCATCAATCCCATATTCTTTATAAAATCTAAATTGTAAGGATTAAACCTACGAAAGTTAGGATCGTTACTATCTCTCGCTGCTCTCATAGATTTACCCACAGATTGATTGATGTCTGCTTGTATTTCATCTATTGCATAATTTTTTATATTAGGGTTTTCAATATCTGATCGCATACCAAAACGCATAAAATATAATTGGTCGGAGTGTTTAGGAGCTAACTCAGAACGTTCTTTGTAATGTTGTCCTCCTTCGGGAACATGTAGTTTATATCCTGGTGTTTTAGCTTTAGGATCTATATACACGACAAGTTCATTGTAATTTTCTGGACCATGTAATCTATAGGCACCTTCTCTACCATACACACTCGGTAATCTTTTATACATATCTATTTCATTACTCATAGTGCGTTGATGTTTATTTAATTCTTGCACAAGTCTTTTGCCAGCTGTGTTATCAAATATAGCCATAGTCTGTTCTGCTTTTCTCATTTTATCTGCACTAGAAGAGGGTAGTAACTGTCCCTTAAAGTTTTCGATAAAATTATTTTGAAAATTTTTTAAATCATTAGATTGTTGCATATGTTCTGGTCGATAGGCTCTTGTTGTATTCTGACTTGATAAACCTTGTTTTACAAAAAATTCGTTTTGTGCATTTATGTCACTAGCGTCTTTTACATAACCTTGCACACCTCTTTCAAACTTTTGTACATCTGTAGCAGTATACCCAAGTCTTTTTAATTTTGGCTTCATAAACTCTATGAGTTCTGATGCATACTTATCTCTTGTATCAGCATAGTTATCCATAGCATCTACCATTTTTCTTGTTGGTCCAAACTCCATAACTCTTGCTTGTGCCATAGGATTACTTTTAATAATTTGAAGTAAATCATACTTTCCAACATCAAGGTCAGCATCTTGTGCATATTTTAAAAAACCACCGATAATTTTATTCTTATCATCAAACACTGCAATATTTAAATCTTCTAATTCTCTTCTTGTAACGTTATTTGTTATATCTGCATACCCTGGAGTAGGTATACGTAGCGTATTCATTTTGCCTTCATTCTTAAAAGCGTTCACCCATTCTTTTGCTTTTAATAATTTATTTGTAGGATATAAAGCTACATAGTCATATAAAGCTGAGCCCATATGTAAATTAAACCCAGTCTTTTGTAAACCTTCTTTGAAAGCAGGACTTTGTCCACCAAATGTCAATGGATTCTTTTTAACAGCTTTCATAATATCTTGAAGCTCTTCTTCTTCTTTTGCTGTAATTTTTTTTATCTTATCTAATGCTTTGGTAGGAACTACAGTCAACTCTTGTGATGGTACTGTCTCCATAGCTTCTTCTACATTCATTAATTTGGGAGAAGGTTCTGGCTTCTTGAACAGTGATGAGACTGCCTTGATTCCTCTCTTCCTTAACCCTGGTACAAGAAGGCCAGCAACACCGAGTCCAACTCCTGTAGCGATCGTTCCTATACCAGTAGAATCTGTTTGTGTTTCGTTCTCTTCCATCTAATGCCTAATAATAATTATACTCTTTAGGTGGTAGATCCTCATTATCCACATAATCAGAATATAAAGAAACAAAATTACCTTGTCTATATCTTAACACTGCTTGTGTCGTGCTGTCTACATAGTCATCATTAGCACCATTAGGAAAAGCTGCACATTCATCAATAACATCTTCAGCAAACTTTTCACCATAAGGATAGAACACTTGACCACTTTCAAATACAGGTGCACAAGCATTTACTCTTGTATGTTTATCATTACCCTTCGTTGGTACAAATGGTACTACAGGTATACCCATCCTTCTAAACTCTTGTGTCAATGGTTCACCACTTGCTTTTTGTTCTATAATAATTGTTTCAGGTTCCCAATATTTATTCGCATCTAACGCCACAGCTTTTAGTTCTGGAAAATCATATTTACCTCGTAACGCATCTAGTAGTATCATAGCAGGAGCTCCACCCTCTTCTGGATAAAATATACCCCAAGTTGTAATAGCAGAATAATCAGCAGTTTCTTTTTTACTAAACGCTGTATCATAACTTTGTATTACGTGCATAAGATTAGGGATATGACCCTTCCACGGAATCCACCATTCTCTTTTTAAAATAGCACCCTCTTCAGATGTAGGGTTTTGCATATACTGAGCAGACCAGTTTCTAATAGGTAAAGATGCTTTTATTTTTTCTAATTCTTCTAAACTCCAATACTCAGGCCATACTGGGTTCCCTGAGTCGAGAATCGCTGAGAATGAAATCTGTCTCCACGTATCAGCTTTCGGTTCTGTTTGAGCCTTCAATAATCTGCCAGTTAAGTCATCCTCTGCCCATCGTGTCATTACCAAAAGAATTGAGCCTCCAGGTTGCAATCTTTGTCGAGGTCCAGCTGTGTACCACTCATACGCACGTTCCATAGCAATATCAGACATAGCATCTTGTTCCGTGTGTGGGTCATCAATAATCAGTAAATCTGCACCACGACCAGTGATACTCGCACCGACGCCAGCTGCATAATATTCTCCACCATGATTTGTTTCCCATCTACCTTTTGCTTTGGAGTCCTCACGAAGCTTCACATCTCCAAATATTTGTTTGTATTCTGGTGAACCCACAATATTACGAACCTTACTACCAAACCTTACTGCAAGTTCTGTGTTGTGTGACACTTGCATAATTTTCATTTTTGGAAACTTCCCTATGATCCAAGCTGGAAAATAAATTGATGCAAATTCAGACTTCGTATGTCTAGGAGGCATATTTATTATGAGCCTCCCTTTTTTTTCTTTAGCGATATTTGTAAACTCATTTGCTATTATTTGATGATGTCCCCATTGGTCTTTATCAGGTGTATTACGATAAATGAAGTCTGGCCACATCTCTTTTACAAAAAATAAAAAATTATCCTGAGCCAGCTGAATGCTTTTTATCATGAGCCTCTCTACTTCGAGCCTTAGTTTTTCAGTAGGTAGGTTTTGTAGTGCCATAATCGCATACTACAATAGCCATAAGAAAAGAGCAAGAAGTACACGTATATCTCTTGTCTAACGCTTGCGTTCGTGTAAGAACCTAATAGTCGTAGGTTGGGAAAATCTACGTTTTTAATTATCGATTTTAGAATAGAGAATGAGCCTTTTTTTTAGATGGGAAACAAAAAAAATGCCTAGTTAAATTAATAACTAGGCATTAAAAGAATTAACTATGTAAACTTATTCTTTTAATTCTTTAGGATAATGATTAGGAACATTTCCAAAGTCTTCTAAATACTTTGCAATTCCTTCCCTATCTAATATTTTTATGCCTTCACTTGTTAACTTTATAAAGCCCATTTTTTCGAAGTCTTTAATTGCTTGTATAAAGTGTTTATCTTTTTTTAGTATATCTGTAAAAATATCCATAACCTTAACCTTTCAATATATATAATCTAACTTGATTTAATGCATTACTAACTTCACTCATTAACTCATTAGATTGTTGATTATTAAATTTACTACAATGTTCTACAATAATATCTTCTAAAACTTTTGCGACTAATGCATTATTAAGTTTTATTTGTGGATTAGTATTATTAGTAGGTTGAGTAAAATCCCTATTGTTAATCTCACTACTAGATATAGTAGTGAGATTAGTGTTTCTAATGTTGTCTAATATACTCATTAGTCATTCACTTTAATGTCTAATTTAATTTCTTTAGACTTACTAGGAACTAAACACTCTTTCCATATATTAGGATATTTTTCTTTCAAGAGTTTACTATCGATACGACCATTTAATAAATTGCCGTTTTCATCTCTTTTACTTTCCCTAACAATTAAGGTTGCAACACTTCCCATATATTTATCTGAAGTAAAAAATATAGTATTTGATTTTTTATCTTCAAATAATTTTAGTACTTGTGGTTTTAGATAACCTTCAACCTTCTCTTCGTCTAATCTTTTTTGTTTAGTGGTTGCATAATCAAGAAAGAGTTTTTCTTGTTCATCACTTAACTCTCTATGAAAGTTAAGGTCTTTTATAGTTAGTTTTTTTAGTGTCATAATTTTTTCCTTTCCTTGTAAAATGTTTAACACAAGTAAATTATATAAAATTTTTTAACAAATTAAAAGCATTAATTTATATTTTTTTACATTTTTTTATATGTTAATTCCTGGTGTTGCTGCTTTTTGCTTTCCCTGGTAGGATCTGCTGCTGGCGCTTTTCTATGGGAAGGGAAATGGGAAATGTGGGAAACTATGGGAAATGGGAAAATATAAAATGGCAAGACGCACACCTCCGTGATGTCCCCGAGGCGCGCGCCCGTGCCAGCTTCTTAACTAACTATAATAAAGAAGATCTTTTTGCTTAAAAACGGCAAACGGCAAATTAATTAAATAGAAATATGATTAGTAGAGTTGCTCCTAAATATAAGAGCAACTCAAAAAATTCAACTAGAACTAACATATTTTAAAACCACCACTCGCTCTACAAAAACGCATAAAGTCTACTACGTTCTCCTCTGAAAATGGATAGCTTGACCTATGGTCTAGCATCTTATAAATATCGTCCCATTGGCTTTTGAAAGGTTCTGGATAACTAACTGGTGCAATATTTTCATCATTTGTCTTATCTATAACTATCTGATGAAGTTCTTTCATTTTTATTCTTAACTTATTATTATGGTCAGACGCTTTCTTATTAACTTCATCATACTTCTTTTGAATTTGTCTTACTCTTGACGTCTTGAGTTCTTGCTCCAATCTATCAGCAATTTTCAAGGCAACATCTTCTTCAACTCTATGTCCGTCATTATGATGCCAAGATGCGTGCTCCTCACTTGGTATAATGCCTCCCATTAAATTTAAAACATAATCTGCTAATGGTCTCCACCACCAAACATTATTTCTAAAATAATGCCCAACATTTTCCTTTAAAAATTTTTCTCTATCTTTAAAGTATTGTCTTTTTTCTTCGCTTGAAGGTTTGTCCTCCCAATTAATAGAAGGTTCTTTACTTTTTAATTTTGGATTTAATCCGTATAAATCGAATCCCATTTTATTCTCCTTTTTAAGTTTAACACAATATTATTGTACACTATTATATATATAAAACAAGAAAAAAATTTTTAGAAGGTAATGATACAGCTCCTAGTGTAAACCACTCCCGGTCAGGCGCGCGCTGCCAGCCCATTAGACTAAAGTCAGAAACTCCAGCTTTTCCGTAAAAAACGGCAAACGGCAAATCAGGTCCCGGGGATCGGCCAGGCAGCCAGATCCAGGACCTGAAAAAGATGGGGACCAAAACCCTTGGAAAACGGGGGTTTGGGAAATGCCATTCCGTGATTTCCACTCGCCACGCGGCGCGCGCCAGCTCCTTAGACTATAATTATAAAAGTGTGCGTTTCCGTTAGAAACGGGAACGGGAATTAGAAGACCATAGAAACCACCACACACAAAAGTACTACCCCCAACCACACAAGCAATCGAGGGCAGAACAAAACGATGAACGCTAAAAAAATATAAAATCCCATTTCTACCTACATTTTATATTGTACCATAATTCTTCATAATAGTCATCTAGACCTTGAGCGTCCTCTCTGTAGTCACAGGTAGCACGATCATTCCACCAATAACCCTCTACTTGTTGAGTCTTGGTGTTGATCCAAATGCCTGGACCTCCTGTTGCTACGCACAGACGTGCACCAAGATAATCACCTTTATAATCCACTATATAGTTGACATCTAAGATGCGTTCTAATAGTTCTTCCCAGGTAGAGCCCCCGGCTTCAACCCACGCTGCCTCCTGCTGGCAGATCTCCAGCAACAACTGCTGCCCTGTTTTCTTTGCTTTCTCCATGTTTTCTCTCCTTTTCATTTAACACAGGTTCAGGATAACGGCAGCACGCGCAGCTGTCAACAAAAAAAGATGGGGACCAAAAAGCACGGAAATCAAGGCTTTGTAACAATTTGCCCGGGTCGAAATTCCCGCACGCGCCCTGGCCATCCTGTCTAAAGACTTTTAAAAAAACCCAGAAACATAGGTTAAAACGGGAAACGGGAAACTGGAAAATCAGGTTTCCGTGCAGCGCGCGCTGCCCAGCAACAGGATCTCTTTAACTATAGAGACCATAGAGCCATTAATCTTTAAACGGGAAACGGGAATTACGGAACTCGGCTCACGGATCACGAGAAGTTTGAGCTCTCTCTGCTTAGGTGCTAGATGCAGAATAAAACTTTTACCACCAGCTTTATGTCTTTTAAGATGCCAGTTAATTTGGAACTTTGATAAGCCATAATTCTTAGCATCATTACATTTTAATTCTAACCAAAATTCTATTCCGTGCATAACACAGTTAACATCAGGGATTCCGTTGACTGTAGCAGATTCAATCCTAATAAAATGCCAATGTTTTTCTTTCTTTTGAACTTGGTTAAGGTAAGACCACAATTGTGATTCTTTCATTCTACTTTTTCTGGTGTAATATCTATAATATTTTTTGAGTCACTAATTTTATTTTCTAATTCTTTTAGTCTTTGTTCTAATTTTTCTCTACTCATTCCCTCTAATGTAGTGTGAGAAATTTCTTTTTTATCAACAAACTGACCTGCTAATTGACCTGATCTAAATTCTGCATTTATAGCTCCTGTGTATTGTCCTTTTTGTTCTGCTCCATCTCGTAATCTATCAAATATTTTATATCTTCTTAATTTATCCTTTTCATATTTTGCTGTTTCTTCTGCTAATTTAATTTCAAGATACCTAGCAATATGTGGGTTCATATTTGGATTCATCAGTTTACTAGCCATAACCATAGTAGCATCTTTTTTTTCTTCAGAGCCGTAACCTGCTTTTATGGCAGCATCTACTTGTGATATTTGACCCCAGTTGTTAACAAGAATGTCTACAAACTTTTTCTGTTTGTCTGTCAAGTCGTCAATCGTTTTTAATGTGTTTTTTTTAGCTGGCATACAAATAGTATACACACATACCTCTTACTTAGAACTTTTTTTTTAAAAAAAAATTGTATTTTTTGCCCATAAGAGTAATTTATTGTTTTATTTTCCTACTTTTTGGGAATAATTCCTAGTTTTTTCCTAAAACTTTTTCTCTGTAATAGTATGTTTTCTATTGTTTTTCCTAGTTTCCTAAAACTTTTACTATGTTTTGTTAATTTTTAAAAAAAGTTTGTAAGAGCTAGGTATGTGAAAAATTAAGAAAAAATACAAAATAACTTGTGCTTTGATAAATTTTAGGTTAAAAGTATTTATGTAGGGTAAAGTTGTTTAACACACCATTCTACCTTTCCACTTTATCCTACTTCTCTAAAATATTTTTGATAAAGCTTCAGTAAATAAAGTAGAAATCGTTTCTGTTGAGCTAGTTACAACAGCTGGTCGCATTTTATTTAATTCACCACGTAATAATTTTCTTTTTGTCTTCTCACTACTCAACATTTTCTTATATAATATATCGTATTTGTACCAGGCAATTTGTTTCCAAGAAAACTGTACAACTCTGTTCTTTATTGCAACTATATAACAAGATCTCATTGTGTAAGAGTCTAACTTACCAAAATCACAAACTGTGTCAAATGCATCTTTATTCATAATCCAATCGTGTGATGTGCATTTAATTAAACTTGATTTTCTATCTGATTTTTTGATTAAACAATCTTCTATTCCGTTGACTACAACAGCTCTCCATAATTTTTCTTCTGGATGTAAAAAATCATAACTTAAGATTTCTCTTGCAAATTTATAACCCATTTTTTTTAAAAACACAGGAGATATTATCATTTAGTGTCCGAATTTTTTTATTAACCTCGACAATAGTTTTCCGTATTTACTAGCAAATGTTACCATCATTGGAAGTTCTTTTTGATCTTTGAACATCATATAATCTTTCATTATACCATCGATAAATTCTGTACGATCTGAAGCCTGCATCTTTGCAGGGTCAATTATCTCTATTATTTCATCATCGTCAAAAAAATCTTCCCAAAATGTTTTTTTATCAGTCATACTATCATCATAAGATTTTGTCATATTATTTTCTACCTGTTCTTGGAGTAAATTTATAAATATTTTTACCTTTAGGCACTTGACTATTTGGTAAATCTACTTTTGCTTGTATGTCCTCTATCCCCATTCTGTACCACACATCAATCATTTTTTTGTGCAAAGTACCATCCTCATTAAAATTTACACCACTGGACATAGCGTATATATAATCCATTACTATTTTGTAATCTTTTCTATCTAAATTATTCGATAAAATATGTATTATTTTATCTGTTTCTGTATGTTTTGACATTTACGACCCCTGTTTTAATTGTTACATATACTGGCCGTGCTTCGTGATTCGTGTTTCGTTTGTTCTTCATTCTTCGGTGCCCTAAACTAAATGTATTTGTCTGAGAATTACAGTTAGGACACAAAAATCTTAAGTTCTGTAATCTATTATCGTTATTTACACCATTAATATGATCAAGTACTAAAGTCAAGGATTTACTTTGCCATCTTGATTTTAACCCACAAACAGCACAACGATAAGGCAAAAGCCTTTCCATTATTATACGTTCCTTGACTCTATGTCTTGGATGAGAGGAGTTAGATATAAACACCTTTCGATTGTGTATTTTTCTCATACGGATCTTGGCAGCCAGCGACATTTTCTTGCCTTTGTTCCAAGCTTTTACCACGTATAACTTCCCCTACATGACCTGATGAGTTACACTCATTACATTGTATAACCTTATTTACAATGATAACATACCCATTCCCTTTACACACCTCACACACCTTATATTTTTCCATTTGCATTACCTTTCAATAAATTACTTTTATATTTTTCAAACGATACGTTCTCTTTTTCTGCTTTATACTTCATATGATCTAAAATTAATTTTTCAACAAAAGCTCCAGGTCTTCTAAAGTCTTTAGTACATAAAGACTTCAACAGCTTATGTGTTTCTTCATTTATAGCTACATTCTTTTTACTAGAAAGTTGGCTCATACATTTCTCCTTTCTTAATTAAATCTTCATAATGTTTAATTTGTTTTAAAATAGGCATAATGTCATCAACATTACCCTCCCACTCGGCATCTGAAAGCTTTCTATACCATTTCTTTAGTTCGCTTTCACAACTTCTTATTCGTACATCCATTAAACTACACATCATCCCTCCTTATTTTTTGTACTTTACTTAAAACTTCTTCTAACTTCTTAGAATAAACATCTACTGCATCGTCAGCTATTTTAGCTTTACGTTGCCAATGCTTAATTTTTGCCTGATAATATCTTATTTCTTCTTGTAATGAATGAAAATTAATCATGACAAAAACACGCATCATCAGCTTTATCAAATTCAAATAAATCCATTTGTCTTTCTGTTATTTCACGAAGCACGGCATAACTTGGTCTATCTTTTCTAAAATATGCAGCTCTATCGTTACCTGTTCCTAATTTTTTGCTCTCCATTTCTATCCACCAATCTGCTAGTTTAGGATCTGATTTTATAATATTTAACAAAGTATTTTTACCCTTTAAAAAACATAAGTCACAGTTACCTTGTGGTGTTTTACCACCTATGTTTGGTAATCGTAAATCAAAATTGTTATTAGTCCAATATTTAAAAACATCTCTTACACTTTTTTTTGCTTCATACAATGGTGCTTTTGTTTCCCATCTTTCTTTTTTATTTCTATTGTGTATTCTAGCTACTCGGTGCGATTCATCGTAACGCAAACCCACATAACTATTCCAATGCTCAAAACCTTTATGACCCATACAATATCCACGCATAGCTTTTATCTTTAAATATGAGGTACAATAACGTGTAACAGGATTTGGTAAAAATCTTTTTTCGTCAATTAATTTTTTATAAGGTTCCCCGTTCCGTGATGCGCTGTTATGGTTTACAACATTTATTTTATGTTCAGCATCTTTATCATATTCAATCCACACGATCGGCACTGACCATTGTTGACTACACTCTTCTACAAAGTCTAATGTCTGAGGCATTTCTTTTCCTGTGTTTGCAAACACTACAGGTAGATCATCTGGCAATTTATTATCATAAGCATCTAATATCTTACGTAACATATAACCAGATGTTCTCCCTCCAGAAAAGTTAATCACTCCTGGTGTTTCTAATTTAAATATTTCCTTCGTCATCTGTGACCTCCATCTTCGCATCTATTTCTTGAAATATTAATGCTCTTGCTGTACTCATACCAAACAAAGGACTAGCTAAACCATTTGACGGATCTATAATATCTATTTTTTTTAGTTCATCCATTTTTATCTGTAAATCCTGATCGCTTGTTGGTTGACCACCGAAGTCATAATGATGAGTGTCGTGTAGTATATCATCAATCTTTTCAACAATACTGTGAAAAAATTTACTCTTACTTCTAAATTTATATTGCATACTTTGCTCCTTGTGCTGTCGTTACATTTTTTTCGTTAGTTTCATAATACACTATATCACTACGTTTGTAATTCTTGACCAGCACAGGTTCGTTAGCCAATACACCCATACCTTTTTTCTGGTTTCCCTGTAGTATCTTCACCCACATTTTTTCTTTTGCTATTTTATTTTTACCTTGCTCTTCAATAAAATAACAATACACGTGATATTTGTCATACTTTTCCTGCTCTTTGATTTTAAAATACAACTCTTCTCCGTGTTCTTCACAAGTAAATACTACATTTTCTTTTGGTTCTTTCATAATATTTACTCCTCCACAAATTCAACGTTAATTAAGTTATTCATTCGTATTTTTCTCATAATTGAATGACCAATAAATGTATTTTCATCTTCTTCTAGTCGTTGTAAATTTCTAAGATTCATACCTAAGATACCTATTGTGACCATATCTTTTTGTGAGATACCATATTTTAACCTCCATTTAATTAGTTCCTCCATATTAAGTATACAAATTTTAAGTCTTTTTTTTGATGAACTAGTTTCAATTAGTTTTAATTTAAGAGTAAATCTGTTTTCTTTACAAATTTTATATAAGTAGTCTTTTTCTTCTTGTTTTAATGTTGTCATAGTCTATCCTTTCCATTTATATTATTATGTATAAATATATATTAAAGTCAAGGGTTATTGACAAACTATGTATATACATATATCAATATATTAAGGAGTAAAAATGCAAGAATTACTTGACAAAAAAACTGCTCTAGAAAAAGAATGGACGGATACCTATACTAAACAAGGTGTTTATTCAACTGATATGATAGCTATTGATAAAAAGATAAATAAAGTAAGACAGTTAATTATCATAGAAGATATTAGAAGAGCAAAAAAACAAACTAAGTAGCTTCTCCAAAGTCCTTACCGAGAGCTACGTCAACCACACTTGGAACTTTCAGTTTCACGCAAGACTCCATCTCTCTCTTTATTTTATCTACATCACTTTTATCCTCTACGTTAAAACACAGTTCATCGTGTATTTGTAATAATGGTAAGTAACCAGCTTCATAACAACTAACTACTGCTTGTTTAGTTTGATCCGCAGCAGATCCTTGTATCAATCTATTTAAAGCCTTGTAAGTAAAAGCACGTTTAATATTTGCCTGGCCATACTTAGCACTAGCATTCTCAAACTTTTCAGGAGTGTGCACACCAAAATCTCTTGGCTCCCACATATCAAAACGACACTTACGACCTAATTTTGTTCTTATAATACCTTCATCATTTGCTTTTGCCATACAACGATCCGATAATAATTTTACAAACGGAGCTTTGGTATTGTATTTATTTATTAGGTCCTGGGCTTCGTCATAAGATACACCTAACATATTAGAAAGTTTATGCTTGCCCATACCATACATCAAACCAAGTCCAATAGTCTTTGCCTGCTTTCGATCTATACCAACTAAGTCAGCTACTGTTTGATGAAAGTCAGCACTTGCATTTGTGTAAGCATCTACTAACTCGTGAGAACCCTCATAGCCCTCACCAATACTTGCAGCGTAGTGCACTACCAGTCTAGGCTCTTGTTGACTATAATCAAAACTTCCCCATTGACATCCTTCTTCGGGCAAAAATAAACCTCTAATTAAAGGACCATATTCTTTGTTTCTGGCAGGAAGCTGTTGCAAATTAGGATTTGACATAGACAACCTACCAGAAACTGTTCCACCTGTGTCACTTCTTAGCTGTTGAATCTCAGCGTGAATTCTACCAGCGTGTTCATACTTCATTATAGAATTTAAGAAAGTGTTGTGGAATTTGTTTATTTCTCTAGCTTGAACTATAAGCTTTGATATTTCGTGATTAGAATTTAATAGCCAACTCTGTGTAAAAGATGGCTCACCACTTTTTGGTGTTTTAGGATATTCTATATTTAATTTATCGAAGGCATAACCAATCTGTCTTGCTGCCCATATGTCAATATCTTTTCCTACTAATTTTTTAATATTATGTAATAAACTTTTCTCCTTGTTGACAAAATCAATTTTTAATGACTCTGCTTTTTCTTTGTTAACCCTAATACCACGCTTTCTCATTTTAATTAAGATAGGTAATAATTTCTTTTCTAACTCCCATACTGTTTCTAAATTTTGTTTATATATTTCGTGTTTAAATCTTTGCCACAAAAGGTACGTGAGCCGTGCATCTTGTTCAGCGTAATATCCCACGTGTTCAGCTGGCAACATCCACATCTCAGCTTTTGGATCTACACCATGTGCTTTAGCTGCTTCTACTAAATCTGTCTCTGCTTTTATCTCACCAAGATAATCTTTTGCTAATGCATTTAATCTGTAAGAGTATCTATTTTCATCAATCAATGCGCCAGCAATCATAGTATCTATAATCTCTCCATTAACTTCTATACCATAAGTGTTTAACCAACCTACATCGTATTGAGCGTTATGAAATATTTTTGTACAAGGTAATGCACAAACATCTTGCATATACTGTAAGACTTGTTCTTTGATCAAATTACCTCCACCAAAGTGATCTATGGGGTAATATCCTTGCCAACCTTCTGTAGCAACTGCAAAACCTATAATTTTACCTTTACCTGTTGCCCACCCAGCTCCAAGACCTTCATTAATACCATCATCTCTAGTTTCTAAATCAATTGCGATCTCTTTTGCTTCACTTAAATCTTTATATTCACTAGGTGTTGACCATATGTGTTTCTTAAATGTGAAATTTAACTGCATACTAGGCATGTAACCCCCTGTCAGCTTGACTTTCAAATAAAAACCCGTTTAAATGGCCGCTGAGTGCCTGTAAAAATGTTTTGCTTATGATTCTACCTCGTTTTTTACTCATAATCTCTTTCTAATATCATTTCTAAGTAATGTATTGCCTTTTTAATATCATCAGCCTTACCTTTATCCTGGTGACGACAAACATACTTAATTACATTACCCTCAGCAAACTTTAATTTGTTCTCATTGATGAACTGTGAAGGTTGTATTTTATAATTGTGATAATGCTTGCTGCCCTTTTCCCACAAGTTGTTTTTCTCTCTCATGTTCCTCCTTTGTTTTTAGTACAAAACCATCTCTAAGTAAATCAAATAATTTGTGTTCTACCTCTGCTTTTGTTGGTCTTGTTTTAAAGTGCATAGTTAAATTAATTTTATAAGTCATTTTTTCTCCTAATATGGTAAATTACAATACGATCTAGCTAGACCCAACATAGGCCTCCCATCATACTTATTTTCTCTTGCCTTCTTTGTGCACTCATTATAATGAAAGAAAACTTGACCACACATTTTACCTGTAAATTTTTCTCTCCAGTGTTCACATAAATTACCCCTATAAACCATCATATCACCTGGGTTTAACATTATTTTAACTCCTTCAGACTTACCTCTATGATAAACCATATAATCTCCTTCATGTTTATATCCCCCAATTTTTTTATCTGGCTCTATATATATTGCCCATTTATCTCCACCTAAATTCATAGTCGTTGATATTTCACACTCAAATCTATCTTTATGTCGTTTCAACACATTACCTTTTATATAAAGTCTTGCATACGAATAATTTGGTACTAATTTTTTATTTATTTTTTTTTCTATAATATCAGTACAAGACTGTAATAAAGTTTCCATAACAATGTCACTATAATTTGAGAAAGCTCCATCTGCTTGATCATCAAAAAAAAATCCCCAATAATCTGTTTCTACCTTTCTATTATCCCATAACCACTTTGATACTTTTGATTTGTTTTGAAAATATTTGAATGCAAAATCACAAATCAATGGATCCATTGCTTGTTTAATAACGCAATAATTATCAATATCAAATTTATTCATTTTTTCTCCTGTAAATATACAAAATAATCCTCTCCTATCGGATAGTTATACTTGTAGTCACTTGATAAAATATGTAAAGAACTTTTGGCTCTTGTTACACCAGTATAATATACTCTTTTTTCATCAGATTTCTCATCTGTATTTTTATTAGAAAAAGATGAGGGGTAATTACCTTTACTATATATTAGCACATTATCTGCTTCACCACCTTTAACACTGTGTATAGTATCAATTATTATTTGTGGTTCAGTGTTCAATTGTTTTTGTCCATATCTTTTCAGTAGTCTAATAAAATATGTTACTTGCTCTGGCTTGAAATTTCTTTGTAGTATTTCCCACCAAGGTTGATTATGTTGATCATCTTCTAAATCTAAACCACACCATTGTTTTAATTCTTGAAAGTTATATTCTTGATAATCTGGTAGACCTAACCAAAACTTATCTCTTCTGTAAGATAAGTCTTTAAGTTCTCTTATATATTTAAACATATTCTCAGCTTCTTTTTTTGATATTCTTTTTTCTTTAGATATTTTTGTCCAGCTTTTTATTGCTTGCCATTGTTTTTGATCAAAAGATTTATTACCTCTGTTGTCTCCATAATACAAGCCAGCATCTTTTGCTGCAACTCGTAACTCATTAACTGTACTATTGACCCTCCCTAATATATACCAAGTTCCAGGTAAGTCACCTACAGGCACTTCACTAAATCTTAAATATCTTCTTACAAAACCTGTTTTGTCTAGAGCCCTATATTCTTTTTCTACACTATCTAATATACCTCTTCTTATAATCTGACTAAAATGATGTATAGCCTCACCAAATCTCCTAGTCTTTCTAAGTATCACTGTTCTACCAGGAAAGTATTTAGTAAAGTATGCTGGATCTGCTCCATTCCATTTGTAAATACCCTGGTCATCATCACCAGCCAAATATATTCTTTTAACATTCATAGACATTTTATATATAACACTCCACTGTAGAGGTGTAAAATCTTGGGCTTCATCTAATATTAAAACTTCTAAATCAGGAAAGTTAACTTCATCTATTGTTCTTTCAATCATATCGGTAAAATCTATAAAACTATCTTTTTTGTAGTGTTCATAGGTATCTATCTTTCGTAAGAACACATCTAAATTATCTCTTTTATAGGTCTCTTTTTTGTATATCAAAACAGGATCTTCAAGCATATTTCTAGCTTTATCGTATATACCAAGTGACCAATCTTTGTAAGTAAAATTATCATCAGCAAGACGTGCATCACTTGTTTTAATTATTTTAGCTTGTAGTGCATAATCTAACATACAGGCTTTCGGATCAAAAACTTCTTCTTCAAAATATCTTCTACAATACTTATGTAAAGTTTTAAATCTTTGGAAATCATCAGCATTATATTTTGGAAAAGCTTCAAGCGCACGATCTCTAGCTGTATCTACAGCTTTATTTGTAAATGATATAAAGGCTATCTTAATTGGTTCAATTCCTTTATTTAAATAACCTTTCAAAACTCTTTCTATAAGAGTGTGTGTTTTACCAGTTCCCGGAGGACCAAATATCTTTATTGTCTTTTTAAAAATCCTCTTGTGTCGTAGGAGATCTAAATTTGTTTGCGTGGTATTGTTCATCCATCTCACTCATTTGTTTATCGTTTACTTTTTTCTTTATTGCTTTATGGTTTACAAAGTCTGGCATCTCTACATACCAAACATTTTTCTCACCTTCGTGATAATCTTTTCTTTTACATTTTAACATACGTAGTGCATCAGCTGTAGTATTAAAAACACCATTTGCTTTCTTCTTTAAAAATCTATCTAGTGTAAGTTTTTTAAAATGACACACGTTTGATTTAGAATCTAAAACCACATATCCATCTTTTAGTTTTTCATATTTATCTTGCTCAATATGAGATTCAAAAAAATCTTTTAACACAGTATATCTTTCCTCTTCTAAAGTATCCTCATAAGTATGCTCTTTACTTTCTTCAGCTTTTTCTACTATACCTTTCATCAGTAATTCAAATGGGCTTGGTCCTTTTCTTGGTTTTGGTAACGTTAGCCAGTATACACGATGCTTTAACAATTTTACTCTAAAAGATTTTTCATCTTTCATATCCTCTGGTGTCATTGTAATATCCTGGTCTTTATATTTAAATTGATACCAAACATTTTTAGTATCTTGTATATACTTTATGTTATCAAAATTTTCTATAATATCTGGGACAGCATCACCTATACCTAAAGCCCTAGATTTACATAAATCTTTATTACAAATGGATTGATATTCTGGATGTTTTGGAGGGCATTGAAATGTATACCCACCCTTCATAACTGATCTTGCTAAAGATGCCACTTCATTTTGTGGTAAGGGAGTTACAAATATCTGCCTGTTTCTATCTTGAGCTATATCTTCTAAATTTTGCACAGTTAACGCAGCATTCTTTTTCATTTCTAAAACTAATACGTTAAACAAAAAATTATTTCGATTATTACCACTCCAACCCTCTTGAATAAGTTTTTGAACACAGGGAGGATATTTATTCCATTGTGACTCTGCTTCATATTCCTCAACCTTAAGGTCAAAAAAAGCTTTGCCATCAATCATTTTATCATTAGCTAGTTCTATAAATTTACCTGCCATAACTGGTGTATTGTTGTCATCAAATGCAAACTCCATAGAGGCATTCATATTATGATAAGGCATATTTAAAGCTTTATTACACGGAAAAATTTCTTGTGCTAAAAAATATTGTTGGTTTATCTCTGATAATTTATCTACTACTTTTTTACTTGATACGAAATCATTAAAAAAAACAAAAATGTGTAACCCACCAGATTTTGATTTGACTGGCACAAAAGGTAATTTGTACTTTCTAATAATTTCAACATATTTCTTTTCAGAATAATCTTTGTAGTTAGCTGGGTCTACGTCAATACAAGCCCATTTACATTTACCATTTACTTCAGGTCTTAACCCTAAACGTAATTTACCTTGTAAATGTTGCTCCCATAACTCGCTGGTCACTGGTTCGTGCATCGTGATATATTTAGCAGACTTCTTTCCTCTCTCATCGTCCTCTCCTGTTAGAGAGGACTTGATGTATTGAGAGGTATCGCCACTAAATAGTGCGAAAAGTTCTTTGTGCATTAGAAAGGAACGTCTTCAGACTGTTTCTTTTCTCTTACTTCTGGCTGTTCTTTAGTAGAATCCTTAATATATCCCTCGTGATCTACTTTAGAAAAAATATCAGACTCTTTTGCTTGTTTATAAAACTCTGCACAAACATCAAAAGTATCTTGCTCTTTTAAAAAGTCTACAAAATCAATAGACCATCCGTGCCAAGAACCTTTACTATTTGATTCTGGTATAGTCTTTAACTTATATACTGTACCGAAGGATGGTGGTTGAAAAAAAGTTCCATCTTTTCTTTTCATTCTTCTAGTTTGCATCATAGAATTCCAAAGCCTAGATTTCTTTTTTTGCGTAGATTTCATAGTAATCAAAACCTGTTCTAAAGGCTTCATATTTTCATCTAATAAATAACAAAAATGATTTCCTGTGTCTTCAACATACCTTCTTGGTTTATTTACACCTCTGACCCAATCCTTATTATCTTCACCTCTCTCGGTATTTTTCATAATAGAAGAATCAGTGTGTATCGCATAAGGTCTACCTTGTCCTTGTCCACGTTCCTCCCACTCATTATAAGTGTTTATGTAATAACAAGGTACAGCTAAAACACCTTTATCACCTGCATATATAGATCCTGATACAGAATTATATATATCACCTATTTTAAGTTTTTCATTATACGATGGACTTTGAGGCTTTATAAAGTCACTCATTGATCCAACTACTTTTAGTATTGGTAATTTAACATCAGTCGCTGTTATGTTTTCATTACCTTGACCAGCAAACTCCTCCATTAAACTTATTGGGTTTGCTACTTCGTTCTTCTTTGTTTTTTGCACTTGTTGCATTTTTACTCCTTTGTTTTGATTTTTGTTTCATTATGAACATAAACGCCAAACAACTCCATAGGCACACTGTTACCTTTATTAATCTCTTCTTTCACAAAAGATTTTAAAGTTTGTGGTTCTATTTTAGTTTTGGCAACAACATTATGTCCCTTACCTTTTAAGTCTTCTAACAATGATACAGCTTCATTATCTTTGTATCTGCCAAATGAAACTACAACATCATTTTTTATAATATGGTCAAAGTTATGTTGTCTTAACCACTCATATGCCTCATCCTTCTTTGATACAGGTATTTTTGCAGCATAGTTTATTTTAACTTCAACCGATGATCCATCTGGCAACTTAATACCAGACACACCAGCTTTTCGCATAAGATCAGGAACTTCATGTTCAGATATTCTTCGTTCTTGTTCTTTCAAACTTTTCAGTTTTTCTTCTTCTTTCTTAATCTGTTCACGAAGTTCTAATAATCTATTGCAAGTTGTTGCGATGTCAGATGTAGCCTCTGTATCGACTTCAATCTTCATCGCTTCTTTTTCTAGATCCATAAGACCTCCTTTCCGTATATTGTTTTAATCGTTTTTATTTGACTTGTCAAACATTTTTTTGTATGTCTATATATGAGAATGTAAAAGGAGAATGGAATGGCTTATAATTATAAAACAAAACCTTATGAACATCAAAGACAAGCTCTGATAAAAGGTGCAGAAAAAAATGACTTTGCTTACTTTATGGAGATGGGTACGGGTAAAACCAAAGTTGCTATTGATAATGCATCATACTTATATACACAAGATAAAGTAAAAGGGGTTTTGGTAATCGCACCTAACTCTGTTTATAGAAACTGGGCTAATGAAATAGATATACATTGTCCTGTAGAACACGATGTAAAAATACACAAGAAAAATAAAATTTTTGATTGGAATGATTCTAAATTAAATTTTTATCTTATGAACGTTGAAGCTTTTTCGACAGCAAAAGCATACAAAGTAATAGAGAAAATAATTATTGAACACTATAAAGAAATGATGGTTATTGTTGATGAGTCAACTACGATCAAAAACAGATCAGCTAAAAGAACAAAAAATCTTACGACTATATGTAGAATTATAAATTACAAAAGAATATTGACTGGTTCACCTGTAACAAAATCACCACTTGATTTATTTAGTCAATGTGAATTTTTAAATCCTAATTTATTAGGCTTCTCTAACTTTTATGTTTTTAGAGCCAGGTATTGTGTTATGAGAAACATTACAGTCGGAGGTAGTAGACAAGTTCCTTTACCTATGTATTATACCAACCTAGATGATTTAGAAATGAAATTGAAAAATTTTTCATACAGAGTAAGAAAAGAGGAATGCCTGGACCTGCCTGAAAAAGTTTATGTAAAAAGATACGTGCAACTTAAAGGTGAGCAACTAGAAGTGTATAGTGATTTAAAAAAATACGCTAGAGCAATCTTTGAAAACGAAGAGGCCTCATATGCTAATAAGTTGACTGAAATATTAAAACTACATCAAGTGTGCTGTGGATATTTTGTATCTGATGAAGGACTAAAAAAAGACATAGATAACCCTAAGCTTGATGAGCTATTGAACACCATAGAAGAGAATGAAGGCAAGATAATAATATGGGCTAATTATATACATAGTTTAGAAAAGATTATTAGTAAGTTAGAAACTAAATATGGAAAAGAATCTACTGTTGCAATTTATGGAGCAGTTAGTGTTGACCAAAGACAAGAAGCTGTAAAAAGATTTCAAGAGGATAAAAATACAAGATTTTTTGTTGGTAATCCTGTAACAGGAGGGTATGGTTTAAATCTCACTAAAGCACACACAGTAATTTATTTTAGCAATAGTTATGATCTTGAGGTAAGACAACAGTCAGAAGACAGGGCTCATAGAATAGGCCAGACAAGTAAAGTAACTTATATAGACATTATTGCTCAAGGCACTATTGATGAGTTTATAATAAAAGCACTAAACAATAAAATAAAAATAAGTGCTCAAACTTTAGGTGAAGATGTATTGACCTTTTTATAATATTTATATGTTCTTTCAAACCATTTGTGTTCGTATTCTAATATCATATCTTCTGTCATCTTAAATTCTTGATACACTAAATCTTTTGTGCATACACATATTAAACCTTGCGTAATTGGTCCGTGATTATGTTTATGAGCTATAGCATAAGCAGCTATTTGATAGTAATAATCTTCAATCCATTCTTCTCTTTTAGGTTTATTAGCTTGTTTGAAATCTATAATTGTAGGTTGATCATCATACAAGCCAACAAGATCGGTGCACCCTGCCCAAGCTATTTTTTTTGGGTTAGGATATAAAGAGGGGCAGTAATCACTATATTGTAAATTAACTTCGCTACCCCAAACCTCTGATAGTTTTTCTAAATTATCTACAACTGTATGAGCCATCATTCTAGGTAATGAGCCTTTATCAGATAAATTTAAATATCCTTTACCTCTACAATACTGCTCTAATACATAATGCATTTCTGTGCCTCTGCTGGCTGCTTGGTTCGTGATACGAGCTGCTTCCTGGTATCCTACTTTATCTCTCCATCTGTCTAATGATTCTATCTTTTCTTGACTTTGTGTTTTTGATAAGATGGTTGTTACAGAGGGTATTTTTTCTTCACCAACATTATAAGTTCTTCCTGTGTCTTCATCATTTCTTGTATACTCTGAGTACTTGTATTTATCTACAATACTAAAGTCTGTTATAGTAAACGATTTATTTTTTTTTATTATCTTCATCAGGAGCGTACAAATTATTAAATGTATACTCAGGGTCAAGGTATGATTCGTCCTCTTCAGATGAAAAAACATATTGAGATGGTCTAAAATCAGGTGCACCTTTCCCTGTCACCCATAATGCAGGATTTGTGGCTCTTATTCTATTGTTAGGTTGAGCTACAATTTGACCTGCAAATTCACCACTTGTTAATCTTAAAATATGAGATTGCTTATGTTGAGCTGGATCATCACCTAAAGATGTCAACTCATCACCATTCGTATAATCAATAGTAAAGTAATATTGAGCATTATAGAATTGACCATCTATCTTTACGATCCACGGACTAGAACTTGTCCTATCATATTTAATGATTGCAAAATGTCTGGAACTACAATCCCAGGGCTGAACAAAATGGTTAGGTAATCTGGGAGGAAAACCATCCATTATTTCATCAGCGACAAGGGATTGTATAGGCATTCTTGCCCACATAGCTCCACCATGCACATTAGAATCAGATAGCCTATTATCTTCATCTTCGCAACCAGTAAACACAACTTGAAAACTTAAACTTCGATCAGGTATTGCTGTGACTGCGATTGCGTGAGCATGTAAAAACTCACCATGATATAAGGAGTGATTGTGTGTGAATTCTCTTCTTACCCAAACTGGGAAGTGAGGTATGTTTGCAGTTAAGTATGCCATACCTCAATATAACTAAAGTAAGTTATTAATCAACTACCTTTTTTATTTTTAGTTAATGTAAATCCCATTTTACTTGCTACTGTTCTTAATTTATTTAAAGTCATATTGCCTGGTGCGCCAGATAATGCTTTTCTTCTAGCAATAAAAGCTGAGTCTTTTGCTTTTATCATTTTACCAGCTTTAGCGTAGCTTTTGGTTCCCATCATTTTACCAGCTTTGGCATAACTCTTAGTACCCATCATTTTACCAGCTTTGGCATAACTCTTAGTACCCATCATTTTACCAGCTCTAGCGTAACTTTTAGTACCCATACCACCTACTTTTTTCTTAACTATTTTTTTGTTCATAGGTTTTTTTGCACTAGCTCTTTTCATTTTACTCTCCTTTATTTACTGATTATTATACATTTCTTCATCTTCAATTTCAATCCAATTACCACGCATTTTTTTTTGATCTAAATACAATTCCATATCAGCCCATTCACGACCCTCATTCATACATATATAAAAATACTTTGGCTCATAAATGAGACAGCTGTGATCATCATATTCTAAATTGTGTGCACGAAGTGGTTGACCTAAACTTACAAAAAATTTAAAAGTAACACCAGCAGCCACACCTATAAAAGCAAGCGTAACAACTGTGATCAATCCATATTTTATATATTCCTCTATCTCTTGTCTTTTTTTTAGTCGTCTAGCTCTTTCTTCTTTTATAGCTTGTTTCCTCGCATCAATACGTTTTTTTCTCTCTTGTAATATATATTCCCAAGTTCCCGGCCCGAAGCGGAGATTTACTAGATTTTTTAACTCATTTAATTGCTCACGAGCTAACTTAGCGTCAATAACTTCTTTTGCAACATTTTCGGTTGCAAACACGTCGACATTTGCCTTATCACGAGCTTTAATCGTTTGTTGCTCACCCATCATAGCCTTATCAATATGGCCTATTATGTCACCTATATCGTTGCAAGTTTGTATCTGTTGTTTGACAAAATCGACACTTTTTTTGACTAGGGCTATGCCAGCTAAAGCCGTGGATATTGGTTCAACCATTTTGACGCTCAATAAACCTATCTAGCTTTGCTTCTAATCTTCGAAGTTGTTCTAGTATTTGAGTAGTCTGTGACTGTGCATCATCACGAGGCAGGTACTCTTCCCTGGTTTTATTGAGTAGTATTTGTAGTCTCTTTACTTCAGAAAACATTTTACTAAATGCCCAACCAAATGCTGATATAAGCACTGTAAGTAAAATATTCCAAAGCATCATGTTATCCACGTTGCATTCCTCTAGTTGCTAATAGTTCTCCTATTTCATCATCTGGAAATAAAGCTTTGTAAACACCTTGTCTATTAGTGTTAGGATCAAACATAGCTGTTTGCATAGAGGATTTGGGTTGATTCTGTGCTACTTGTGTAGTTTGTTCATCATCTTGTTGCATCTCTTCCTGCATCTGGTTAGCTCTTGCATTATCAAAATTCATTTGATCTATTTCATCAGCGTTTTGTATTTCTATATTTTTTGCACTTGCTGTGTTAGTTCCTTTTAATATCTCATCATATTTAGCTTTGTCTTCAACACTAGCGTTTTGATAAAGGTAAGCATCAGGAAACATTCTTTTTAAATTTGCTTGTGGTAAATATTTAGTTCTGAAAGTTGTATCAGGAATCTTAGTTTTTTTACTATTCAAATAGTCCATTAATTGTTGTGCTGATATTTTATCTACATCAATTTTTACTTCATCATCTTCATCAGCAAAGTAATTTAAAAGTATACCTAGTGATCTTCTTTTCTTAGGAGATAAATACTTTCCAAAAGGTTGTGTTAAAGATATGAAAGGAAAGTCTTGTAGACCACCTTTACCTAGTCTTTCTAATCTCTCCTCTGGAGAATACAAATCTAATAGAGCTTTTCCATATTTAGGATTTGATAGCAAACTACCAAAGCCTCTTAATAACATAGGCATCAAAATTAAGCCAGCGATACCCATACCAACCATTGGTGCTCCCATAAATCCAGCTACAGCACCAGCACCTAAAGTTATACCTGTTAATTGGATTCTTCTGTTAGCGTATTTTGATGAGTCACCAATAGCTTGAGAATAATACTGGTCTACTACTTTAAGAAAATTATTTAAATTAGAAACTATTTCCTCACCTTTCTTACCACCACCAAATATTTTTGCTAACCTTTGTTCACCATAAGGATTTACATTTCCATTTCTATCTATTAAACCTAGATTTTGTTTTACTTGATCAATACCTTTAAATGAACCTAATTCAGCAGGATCTAACTGTTTTTCTATCATATCTCCTTTAATTACACCAACATCACCCTCTATACTTTTTTGCCCTTTTAACGCTCTTTGACTTAGTAAATCTTCCGTGCCTGTTTTTTGTAATATCTCATCAGCAAAAACAGTTCTCAACATACCTTGATCCTGAAGTTGTTTTAATTGTGTAGTGCTTATGGCTTTACCTTCTTTTGGCTGATAATCAAAGGCTCTGTAAAAAGCATCATACATAAATCGTGAACCAAGTCTATCCATAAAAGCTCTGCCTGTTTTTTGCGCTACACCTTTATCAGTTGCACCTACTAAAAACGTTAATTCATCTAAAGCCTCAATAGGACCATCTTTGAGTATTGCTGTGATAGTTTTATCAAACATAGTTGAAGGATAAAAATCTTTACCTTTAGCAGTTCCTGGAATACCTAATGTAGATTTAGCAGTAAATAAGTAGTCACCAAACTTCTGCAATTCTTTAGCTGTCATACTATTAAATGGATCTGTCAGAGCTGAAAAAGAATGAAATTGAGCTCGGAGATTATCTCCAAACATTTTAAGTTTATCAGATTTTTCTTTAAATTGTTGTCTATTTAAACCTTGAAAAGATGGGCTATCTTTTAATATATTAGCTTGTGTTCCAGCATCTCCGACACTAGCAAAATCTTTATCCATAGCTAATCGCATATCTGTTGCAGCTGTTAATATTTTCTTGCTGTTAGGAGAGTTTCTTACAGCATCATTTAATTGTTCTTTTAAACCCATATATTGTAAAGGTGTTAAAAAATCTTTGTCTGTAAAAACACCTGCGTCTGCGAACTTAAGTAATAAAGCATTTGTAGGTGTCATATTAAATTGACTTTTTTTTAAGACTTCATCATCTGCTAAATTTAATTTTGATATTTGAAATAAATCTATATTTTCTTGAAGGTTTGTAGCTGCTGCTCTTATGTTGCTTACTGGTATCATTTCAGGATTACCAAATTCCAATGCTTCATTTTTTAAAGTTTTAAAACCTTCATCTATCATATTTTGAAATTGTCTGTAGTTATTGTTTAATACATCCATAGCTTGATACCCTAAAACTTGTGATGTTGTAATTGGAGATAAATTTTGTGCAAATTTAAACATACCAGATACAAGAGCTTTTTCAGATTCTACTCTATCTTTTTTAGCTTGTTTTGCAACACCTGGGAAAATACCAATAGTTGTATAAAAGTCTTTTGTTTGTCCTCCAGCTACACCCTTTCCTCTTTCTGACAACTGTCCTATATTTAGGTTGACACCATATTCAATAGCTGCATCACCAATCTCTTTTGCATTTGTTTTACTTCCTGTACCAGTCAAGCCTTTAGCAAAAGCTTTAGCTAGTATTGATGCAGATTGAATCAATGCAGTAGCACCACCAGCCCATAGTAAAGAGTTTCTTGCTGCATCTATGGCGTGTATCGTGCTTCTTGTTAAAGGGTCTTGCTGATCTATTTCTTTTTCAGACAAGTCTGCTAAATCATAAGTTGCTTGAGCAGCAAAATCTTTATCAAAATTATTCACAACATCAAAAGCTAAAGAACCACCAGCTGCACCTAAACTACCTGCTGCTACTGATTTTAATTCTGTTTTTGCTACTTGTGTCAAACCTGCTCGACTTGCGTCAAGGGTTTTATTGGCTGCATTTTCTAATACTCCTACTGTTCTTGCAAACAATCTTCCTGGCAGACCAAATCTTTTGACCAAAGGTGCCTTCTCTAAAAAATTACTTAACTTTGCTACTGTAGGAGAGAAGCCAGCTCTGTAATTAGGAGCAAAAGTTTGTTTGCCTCCTGATTGCACAAAAGCATCTATCAATTTTTGTCTGTCTACAGCGTACATAGAAAACGACCCAACTACATCAGACATTGTCTCATAACTACCTCTGGTAGTAAGAACCTCACCTAATCCTGGTAAATTTACACCGGGCACAGTTTCTTCTGCTGTTTCTATTTTGGAAGCTAATTCAGACTTACCTCTTTGTCTATACCTTATAAGATCATTAACACCATCAAAACCAGTAAGCACTCCACTTTTAAAACCTTTATCTAAAGCTTGTAGCTGCTCTTGATTTAAAGTATCTGTGTCCAAAGCATTATTATTTATTTGCTCTTGTATTTCTTTTATCTTGCTCATTTAAATGCTTCCTCTATACTTTTTTGTGCATCTAAGGCAAAATTTTGTGTTGCACTTAAATTTTGATCTGTTGCAAAAGTTTTACCCATTTGTGTTAGCCCTTGTATGATGTAAGGATTATTAGGAAACATTTTTGCTAAAGCTCTAGGATCACCTCCAACTCTCATATATTCTCTTGATACCCCTTGCATAATGTCTAGTGTTTCATTGTAGATAGCACCATAGTTTTTTCTTATAATATCTTTAGAGCCAATAGTTTTGATAATTGTAGTTCTTTTACCTGATTGTTTTAAATCCTCATTAGAAATCCTGTCTCTTGTTTTATTCATACGTGCAAGTAAATATCTTGCTCTTGATTCAATAATAAGCATAGTAGATAAAGCTTTAATCTCTTCATCAGAAGCATTTCTGCCAGCCGTTCTTCTTAGATAATTCATATCCTGAGACCTTTCAACTGCTTTATCATAATTCTTTTTGTATTCATTAAAAACTTCTTCTTTCATTTCATTGGCAGTTCCTGCACCTCTAACGTTTGCTAAAAAATCGTCGTGAGAGGCATCACTAACATCAAATATAGTGTTAGCTTCTGGATTGCTTGTAAAAAAATCAGACACAGTTTTATATGCTGAACCTAAAATAGGTCCTGCTACAGGAATATCCTCAGCTGTTGATTGAATTATTTGATTTAGTAATTTTAATGAACCAGATAAACCGATTACTTTACCACCAGTAGCTTTATCTGTTTGTGCAAATAAAGTAGCTAATTTAGTCAACTGATTAGCAGCTGTCATTCTATCTTTCAAATCAGCTTGTCTTCCTAAATCATACTGCCCTTCCTCAAATTGTGCTGGATCAAATTCTGTTGGTATAGGTCTAAGTTGACCTCCCACCTCGATAAATTTCAAGTTAGCGTTTTCTTTATTTCTATATATTTTTAACAAGGATTCACCAGCCCAAGTAGGTTGTAAACCTAATTGTGGGTTTGCCTTTATATAATCATTAGATACAATTCTATATTCTGGTTTACCAACATTATATAATTTAGATGCCATTGTATTTTTAGCAGTAATGTTTGCAACATCTAACGCATTTTGAGCTTTAATTCTTGCAACATAAATACTACTCGCTCTTCGTAGCTGTTCATCTTTTGTTTTTGCTTCTGTTTGTAATTCAGAATTAATAATACCTATATTTTGTGTAAAGACATCTTTTAAACCTTTATTGTATTCTTGATCTAAATTTTGTATAAAATTCATATAACTGTCTGCTAAAGCTTTTGACTTTGCTTTTTCGTGCATATCAATAGCCATCATATCTTGTGCTAAACTTTCAGTTGACTGACCAAGCACATCCATAAATCCACTAAATCCAGTTTGAGAAGTCTTACCAGACATCATGCGACTTGCCCATTTTAACAAAGCATAATTTCTATAATTATTTCCTGTATCACCTGTCATATCTTGATACATTTTTTTGTATTGCTCAAAAGTTTTTCTTTTTTCTTTGTCTCTTGCTTCTATTTTTGATTCATAGTTTGCTACTGCATCAGATGCTTTTTGAAAATCAATTTTTGTCTGTGTAAGTAGGACAGATAAGTCACCTGCGTTCAATGCACCAATTAAATCTGTTGCACCAGCATTGTTTATATTACCAGTAGGATTAGCTCCATCAGCAATCATACCTTTAGCATTGTAACTACTATACCTAGCATCTGCAATATCTTGATCCTCTTTTGCTACTGGTCCTTGCCCACCTGATTTAACTTCTTTATATAAAGCAGGGTCTTCTTTATCAACCACTTCAAGATTACCCTCTTGGTTAACGTTAACAATAGGTTGTTTATCATCTTGTATCTCCTTATTAACTTGATTATTTACCTGCATTGTTTTGTTAATTTTTTCATCGGTAACTTTGTTGGCCTCATCTACAGCTGATACGATGTCTGTTTGATTTACATCATCATCAAGAAAAGGAACTTCCAAGTTTAATTCACTAGCAGTTAAAGGTCTTCCTAATATTTTTGCTTTTGCTGCATTTTTTTCTTTAAGTGTCAAATCTGAATCATCAATCTTTTTAAAGGCCATATTTTTTTGTTCATTAAAACTTTGTTCCTCATCAGCACCAAAAACCAAACCTGGCGCCATTGTCAGTGCACCAATACCTAACGCAGACTTGATAGGGTTTTTCCTCAAAATTTTAGGTGTTATTCTTAAAGCTTCTCTTGCTAATCTTCCTCCAGGTTTTACCATTTGAGCACCTTGTGCCATAAACGGATAGCTTATACCTGCTGTGCCAAAATCTTGTAAAGCCTCTTCATAATCACCTTGCATAAAATTCACAGCACCACTACCTGCAAAGTATGGCGCTGCACCAAGTTCCAAAGCTCCAAGACCTTTTTTACCACCTCTGTATAACATATTATCTTTTAAAATATTTGGTGTTCTTTGAGATATTTGACCAGCAACATTGGAAGCACCAGATTTAATCCTACTTGCTACAGGAGCAACGGAACGTCCTAAACCAGATCGCATAGCACCAACCCCCAATCCAGTTAAATAAGGTAAACCAAAATTAACAGCTGTCCCAAATAAATGTTTTGGTACTTTTTTATGTTTTATTTGTGCTTTATGCCTAAATAACTTTCTATTTAATACGCTATTCATTATGTTAATTTACCCTTTGACAATAAGTCATATGCTTGATAAGCACCAACTCCAGCACCAGCTGCTTGTGCAAAAGGATTAACTCCAGGACCAGTACCTGCTGTCACTTGAGATGCAGCTGTTGGTAAGGCAGTCATAATGCCTTTTTGAAATTCTATTCTTTGAAATGGCTCATAAGCTCTTGCTACTTCTGTTTGTCTTTCAGCAGTCAGACCTCTTTGAGCTATATCTCTTTGTATAGCACCAGCTTGTAAAGCACTACCAATATCTCTTTGTGCCATCGCTTGTGCCTGAGTCGCTGCTCCAGCTAAATTTTGTGCTTGTTGCATTTCTGCTTGTGTTTCAAATTGTTGTTGAGCCTGTGCTGCTCCTAATGCTTGACCAAACCCCTGAGCTCTTAATTGACCAATAGTAGCTAATCTTGCTCTTTCTGATTCAGCTCTTTGTACTCCTTCTCTTCCTCCACCAAAAGCACCAGCACCTACTGCTTGAGCAGCTATTTCATTTTCCCTCATAGCAGCTTGTCTATTAATTTCATCTATTGTGTATCTCTCATAAGGGTTCATAAAAGCTTCTATGTCTGGCATACCTCTAGCTACATCACCTGCTCTACCTAAAGCAGTAATACCCTGTGTTAAATAATCTTGACCTACTCCCGGTGTTACCATACCGAAGCCTTGCATTTCTAAAGGACTAGGTCCAGCAACTCGATAAGCTGGCACTTCAACAGGTTGTTTTGCTAGATTTATACTCTCATCATAGAGAGCTAGTTTTCTTGCTTCTATTTCTGGTGCTTCTCTTGTAATTGTAGTAGATGTCCCACCTGCTGCTGGAGCAGGAGCAGGAGCTGGAGAACCACCTCCACCAAATAAACCACTCATATTATTTCCTTCCTAAGTAATACACTTTGCTTTTTAAAACCAGGTAATACTTTTTGCCACCCCTCTCTACCTAATATATCAATAGCATTAAAATGTCTTTTTCTAGCAAAATCTTCTATGTCTTTTGCTATCTCTTTCATATCTGCCATTTCTCCACCACCTAAAGCAATTCGTAAAGTATTTTTTAATTTAATACAAACAGCAGCACTTTTATTTCTTTTGAATAAATATAATTGATGTCCGTTCAAACCTTTTTCAAGATCTTCTTTGGTAAAACCTTCACCTAAACGAGCTGATGGTTCTAAAATCTTCCATGTCTCATCAGTCAGCTTCATTAGCTTACCATATCATATATTCTTTTAAGTTGATCTTGTTGTTTGTAAAAGAACTGTGCTCCTCTTCTTCTCATTTCTTTAAAATCCTCTGGGGATGCACCTGACATTATTCCTGCTCCTAAAACGGCATCAGCACGACTTACAAATTCACCATCTGCTAATTGTGCAAGCATAGTATCTTCGTCTTTATCGCCATTACCAGATCCATCTTCCACATATCCTGTTGCTCTAGTATAATTATTTATATCATTCTCATCGTGTGTCATCTTACTTGGTAGATAATTAACACCTCCTTCTGCATAATGAGGAACTAATTCAGCTATCCCACCTTCTTTTAATTGATACATAGGAGAGGTAAAGTTATAAACTGATTGATCTTGACCTGCTGCTGCATCTGCATACTGAGCTCTGTCTGTCAAACCAGACAAATCCCCTCTCGCTCTAGCGTAAGCATCTGAATATTCTTGATCTGAATAAGGTGATGAGCCTTTGAGCATGTCTTGCACACTAGGTTGATTCATAGCCATCTGCGAACCTAATGTACCACCAGCTGCTCCGACACCAAATGCAGCACCCTTACCTAAAGTTGCTGCTCCTCCATAACTAGATGCACTTGTTCCAGCAAGTCCTAATCCTGCTGATTGCAAACCATAAGCTCCTACACCACTTAAAGCAGCTCCGAACGCCATTGATTTTAATACATTTCTGTTTGATTCCCCTCTTGCCAAAGCTGAGATGCCTCCGATTCCAGCACCAATTAGCATAGCCATTTGAATTGCCATAAAAATCTCCTTTATTGCCTATAATACCCTTATTTTTGTTGACTATCAACACCCATAGCAACCATTTCGTCTATAAGTCTACCAGTAAACTGATGCTCACCTACGTGAGTAATATATTCTGTGATTAAAGCCATACATTTACCACCTATTTTTGTCCATAATCTTGAAAAAGCAAAGTCTTCCCCAAAGTATAGCTTTGTTTCTTTATCGTAATAAGTATCAAAAAAATTGTATAAATTTTTTCTTAATTGCTTTTCCCCATCAATCATCGTTTCTTGTTTAATTGTTAAATCTGGATAAGCCTCAATCATTTTTTCTAAGGCTTGTCTTTTAATTAATAAACAACCAGTCATAGAATGTGATAATTCAATCATTCCATCTCTTACTTCTATGTCATCCTCTTTATCTTTTATACGCACAGGAAACATATTACCACTTGTTTTTGCTTGTGTAGAATTCATACTAGGTATATCTCTCCACTTATTTAACACTTTGTCCCATTGTATTACTTTCATAGGATATGGAATACTTAATACCTCTTGGTCTTTCTCTATCATTTTGAATATAGAATCGGCATTAAATAATATATCGCTATCTATGAACAATAAGTGTGTATAACCAGAATTTAAAAACTCAGACACACATAAATTTCTACCTTGCGTCACTAATGATGACTTCATTAGCTGTAACATAATAGGTATTTTCTTTTCATTACATTGTGCTTGTAATTTAAATACTGACTGCATGTAATGTATAGACACTTCACTATGCACTGGTGTAGCTACAAACAATTTTATTTTTTTATTATCTATCCAGTTTGCATCTGGTGTGTATATAGGTTCATGGTTTTGCATTTAAAGCTCCTTGTAAAAAACTTGTCCACTCTAATTTTTTCTTTTCCCAATTATAAAATCTTTTGACAAAATCTTGTTGTGTTTTTAAATGATTTAAAACCTCTGGCTCGTGGAGCGTGGACACTGCTCCTCGGATAGCGTGAGCGAAAGCAGTAGCTAAATTACGATAATTTCTATCATAGGTTACATAAACAGGAAACTCGGAGCAGGTTTCATACAAAGCACCAAAGTTTGTAACTATACACATCAATCCTGCTGCCATAGCTTCAAGAGCTGCATTACAACTTGTTTCTTCCCATATACTAGGATAAGCAAACATATGGTAGCGATATATATATTTTTGTATAAAAGAATGATCTTTGTATCCTATATAATTAACGTTTTCTAATTTTCTAGCTTGTTCATATAAAGGCTCATATATATGTTCATTTGCTTTTTCAAAATCTTCACCATATATTTTACAACTACTAAATACATCCAAATGTACTTTACAATCTTGTAATTGTTGCATAGCACCTAGTAATACATTTAAACCTCTCCAAGGAGTGACATGAAATAACATACGAACCATATCACCCTCTTTGTAAGGTATTATCTCTGGAAAGTTAGTTACTCCATTTTTAATAACATGGCATTTGTGAGTAGGCACATCAAACTTATATCTAAACTTTTCATAATTCCAATGTGAGTTAAAAATATACCAATCAAATTTATCGTGGTTACTTTTATCTTCAAACCAAGGATAAATATTTGGTTGATCATAACTATTTTTTTGCCAAAGTATATTTATTTTATCTTCAGATAAAGGAATTTTGCCTGGTATAGATGTGCAGATTTGAAAATTAGATAATAATTTTTCATCTACATAGTGTGATAAAAAATGATGCTGTAGCTCTGTTCCCCCTCTAGGTAACATTATTTTTTTGTACCACTTGCTAAACTTAAAGCTTCTGGCGGCACAATGACTTTTACGTCAGTGACTATATCCTCTAGTTTTGTATCTGTATTAGGGTTGTTTACATCATGGTCTGCATCTTTTTTAGTTGCATAAACCATATTAGTTTTTTTATTTCTATAAACTTCTTCGGTAGTGCATTGTATTTTTTTCATTTGTAAAATATCCCACATTTGTTAATAATTTTCAACTAATACTTATCCACTCTCTTGTTTGAGGAGGATCATCTACATCTTTCGACATAGGAAAACTTATAGATAATCTTTTTGATATAGATGTTGCTTGATGAACTATATTTTTAGGAATGTATATTACATCTCCTTCATTTAAAATAATATCTAACATAGGTTTTTTATCTGTACTTACTTGACGTTCTCCTTCATACAAATACACATCCCATATTTTAAAATTAGTTTGACCAGCTACTTGTACAATTATGTTATCTGATCTATCCCAGTGTTTATTTAAACTTGTATTTTTTTCTCCTATGTGTAAATCAAAATAAATATGTGCATCTACAGCAGCTTTATTTTTTTTTTCTAAATAATTACATATGGTATTAATATTTTTATTTGCTCTAGACATATCAGAAATCCAACACACTCCTTGTTCCATAACTGATTTTAAACAATCTGCTGGTATAGATTTGTGATCGCTTACCCAAGGTGATGATTGCCAGCCTATATTATTATGAATAGCTGTTGTGTGAAATCTGTCTACATTTGTAAGTGGTCTTATGTTTATTAAAGTTTCAAGTTCTTTCCAACTAAACAAATTGTAACAAACTTTTTCTTTATAGTTTGTTTTATTTTCTTTTACACAATCTAATATTTTATGTAAGCCAAGAGACAATGCTGTACCTAACGCCTTTTTTTAAAGGTGTTACTTGATGAGGATATAAAAAATTACTTGGAAATAATAAAATATCTCCAGCTTTTAATTTTGGTTTAGAATATGGTTTATCAGTAAAAGGATTTGTAAAAATTACATCTCCTCCTTCATATTCTTCATTTAAATTTATAATTATAGATAAAGTTCTATTCAAAGATGCAGATTGATCAACGTGTTTAATATAAAAATTTCCTTTTTCATATTTTAAAAGGTTTATTTCATTTAATGCTAATCTACCTAAAAATTTTATGTGTTTAGAATATTTAATGACAGCACTTTTTATACCCTGTTCAACTATATTAAAATATTCAGGAGCACCATAATCGTTAGGGTTTAACCAATGAGATAAAACATCTCTTGTTTTAGTGTCAGTAACAGGTTTGTTTCGCGCACCCACAACTTCAGCTTTAGTCTTACAATTAATATCCATATAAGAAATCATTTTTTTACAATCTTTTATAGATATAACTTTTTTAATATGAAAAATAGCATCAGAAACTTGCATCCACGTATTTTACATTAACTATCCGTTTTGTAAAGAACGATCTACTAAAGCATAAGATACTATACCTTGTATTTCATTAGCAGTTCCTGCTGTCATTTTTAAAACATCACCCTCTTCTAATACCAAAGTATGTGAAATAATTTGTCTCGTAGTATTAGCTGCAATAGAAGCATTATCTATTCTAAAAGTAGCAGTAGCACTTGTATCAGTGACTTGTGTAACTAAATTTACAGCACCAGAAGATCCATTGTGAGCTTGTATTTGTTTAATCAAACATCTACCACTTGTAGGAGCTGTAAGTATAGAAGTAGTGCCAGTGGTAGATAAATTAAATCCTGCATTTTTGTATTGTATTGTCATGACAAAAACCACTCAAAAGTTTGTTGTTCTTTTTTTAAATCATCTTGATAAGAAAAATTTAATTTTTGTATTATCTGTTGTAAAGCCAAATTTATTAGTCTTTGATTTTCGACAGAGTATTCTGTTTTAGGATCGGGTATATGTGTTACTATCTTTGCCATAATTTGTCTCCATAAAGTCCTTGTGATCCACTAACTAAGCCACAAGTCATACCAAATCTATTAGAAAATATTATAGTCCATTTTTGAGATTTTGTATTTAAAAAAATTTCAATAAGTTCATCGCTGTCACTTACTGCCCAAGCAATTCTTTCTTTTTTTCCTATTTTTTTTAAATCATTTGTAACATAACTATGTGAACTACAAGCATATATTTTTGTCATTTCAACATATTGTATGGGTTTAGAGAATAATGCATTTATTATTAAATAAATACAAATTACCATTACTGTAATATCTAACATTTTCATTTTTTATTTTCTCTTCTTATTGCCTCTTTACATTGTTTAGCTAGTCTTGCTACCTCAGTTTTTCCCATAACTTTTGCTCTTTGTTCCATAACAGTTAATATTTGTATTTTTCTAGCAAAAGGTTTACTTACTCTTTTTACTTTTCTACAAGTGGCTTTCGCATCTGATAAAGTGGCAAACTTTATACGCACTGTATCTTTAGGATTTTCATCTGTGTAAAGCCTTCTCCCACTACCTTTGGGTTTTTTACCTGTTCCTTTTACTGGATCTTTTACTTTTTTTATCATCTTGTTTTCTAACAGCTCTATATATTATATCAGGAGGTGCCATAAAATAACAATACTCCTTTATAGTTAACACTTTAAATGATTTCTGTTTTTGCAAACCCCATCTAAAATCTTGTGCGTTTTCTTTTATCATCGCAGAGTAAAATTTATATTTGTCAGGCCACTCGTGTTTTGTAAACTTCCATATTTTTTTTGCATTTAACACTATTGCATATGGATTTGATGTATGGTCACTTTTCCATATATTTTCATCATCAATGCTTACTATGTTCTTTATGTCCATTCATCAACGCCTACCATCAATCTGTGTATCTGCCTTAAATGTTCCGTAACGCCATGTTTCATCTCTAGAAGTGTTTTCTATTTTTAAATTTGCTGCTCTGGCTCTCGCTCTTGTATCAACTTTTTGTGTAGATGAAGAAACAGTAAATGGTCCTAGACTACTACTGGCCTCCGTGTCACTAGGAAAATCTTTAAGATTTATTGTGACTTGGGCGTTGCCAGATAAAGCTCTAAAGTCTGGAATGAATCTTCTCACTTTTATAAAAAATTCTCCTGTGCCTAACTCTGGTGAATTTACTTCAAAGTCTCCACTTTGTATACTACCCACTATAGCATTAGTGTCATCATTATTAACTTCATTGTTACCTTTTTCATGTGCATATAATATAGAAGAACCATTTACATTAGTTACACCTTGTATAGTAGGAAATGAGGGCACACCAGTTTCATTAAATTTAGTTCCATAAGGATTATCAAAAACAGTTTTATCATAGTATGTTGTTCTTGCTAATGAACCTATAGTCCAAACACCTTCTAAATAATTATAAGTTACAACCCTATCAATTTGATTTGTTGCAGCTGATGGATAAAACCAGTTTATTTCACCAAATAAAGAGTTATATCCAGCAAATATGACATCCGACGCATTAAAATTTAAACCTAGATCACCCTCATCAATAGTAGTAAAAACAAAATCCTCTACAGAGCAAGGTATCTTTTTAACTGTACCATCAAATAAATAAAAACCACCAGCTTGACCCATCCAATACACAACACCATTTACAGCAACAACTCCGTGCTGTGATATTAAGCCACAGTTAGCTCCAGCTTGTTCAATACCAAAAGTAAAAGGAGGTCCTATAAATCTCATTGTATACGCTGCTGTATCAGTTAAAATTAAATTATATGCACCAGCGTTTACTCCTCCAACTATTTTAGCTCCATTATCTATTCTAAATGTACCCGCAGTGTTTGTTGAAGTAGGTGTGTAATCAGTCAAACTTTCTTGATCTGAAAATCTAATAAACATTTTATCTTGTGTACCACTTGCTATTGTGGGCTCTGTGCCTAAATGAATTAAATGTCTATCTCTGTCCGACACTAAAGTCATTACACTTTTTTCTGGAGCACCAGATATTACAGTAGCTCGTGTACCTAAAGAATTAGATGCTGATGGATCCCACTGAAAACTTTTATTATTTCTAACTGTGCCTATAAGTATTTCACCAAAATTATCTAAAGACCAATTACCCGGTTCTAATATTGTCACCACTTGATCTGTAGCATCTCCCCAACCAGCATAAGTTGATGCTTCAACAACTTGAGTGCCATCACTATGAGCGGCTGTGGCTGTTCCTAATGCACCTCTTGTAATTCCAGTTAAATCATTACTTGATATTCCAGTATAAGTAATTAATTCACTATCAATCAAAATAGTACCTCCAGATGAAGAAAAGTTTGAGGTAGAGTCAAGCGTTATAGAAGTTCCTGATCCACCAGTGCCAGCACTATCATTTAGTAAAGCTCCGTTTAAAGTATCTGATGCAAGAGGAAAAGTTTCACCTCCCCATCTTCCAGTACCCCAACCATAACCAGCTACTTGAAAAGCATCTCCTATTTTAAAATAAGGAGTGACTGTAACACTGCCTGCAGCACTCATACCAGTACCAGACTCGTTACTAGCCATAGTGATAGTAAAATTATCTGAAGTTGCTGTAATTACTTGAAAAGTATTAGTAGTAAAATTAGCTGTATTAAAACCAGTTGCTCCTCCACCGGGTAAAGTAACACTACTAAACAAAAATAAATCTCCCTCCACTAAACCATGAGCTGCTTTGTTTATAGTAATTGTAGCCGAACCATTAGAGGATGTAAAAGTACAAGATGTTAAAGCTGTGCCTAAAGGTGTAATGTCATAAAATTTGCCATCATAGTATACAAATAATGCTTTATTAGTGCCGATACCAATAAATCTTCTACCAGTTGTATCAGCCCAAATGTGCATAGCTCTTGTGACACCAACTAAAGTATCAGTGGTAGTTTGTTCCCAACCACCTATTTTCTCTGGATAGCCATAACGAAATCTTACGTTATCGCAATCAATCCATTTTCCTTCAGCTCCTGTTGGTGTGACCTGTTTATTTATACCAGGTGCTATTTTAACTTCACTCAAAGGCATTTTATAGCCCTATCTTTTTAAATCTTTAACTGAACTATCGTCACTCCATCTATTAACACGAGCTACCTCTGTAACTTTGCCATCAACCACAGTGTCTGTGTATAATGCTTTTATTTCAGTCATATTAGAAGCTCCATCTATGGCTGAACAAATGTCATCACAATCCTTACGTATTTTAGCACAGTAATCAGTGACTGATGTAGGAATCGTTTTTGAACTATCCATTGTTACTCTTGCCACTAGCCAGTCAAACTGTCTCATTTTATCATAAGCAGTTTGCTGAGCTGAAGATTTTGCTTCAACTTTAAAATTAGCTAAATCTTTATCTATTAACTTTATAGTTTCAGTGACTTTTTTTGATGACGCATCATAAGCATACTTTGCATCACCATCCCAGTCATTAAATCTAGTGTCGCCAGTATCTGCTCTTACAATCGTAAACAATCTTACAGCGTTTAATTCACTTTCAGACCATAAAGAAAAAATTTCTTTAGGATGTTTAATGCCATCAATTGTCATTGACTTAGGTGCAGATATAACCTCGGTAACACTATTATCGCCATTAGTATCTACTAAAGCCCACATATTTATCTCCTTTATAATTAATTAACTATATGGAGATTGTACCACATAAGGAGTGCTTGACGCTACACTGTAATCAATTGCCCAACGTTTTTTTTCACAATAAATATCTCCTGCTTTATGAGGTATCCAAGGATTAAAAATCATAAAAGAACCAGGAGGTGCATAATAATCTTTTCCATCCCAATGAAAACCACCTCCCCAATCTTCTTTCCAGTCTGATTCTAAAAGACCTAAAACTTTAATCACATTGGCTTCTGCTGGTAGATCGTGCTTATGATCTGTGTGCATATTATTATTAGTATGTTTGTCCCTAACTCCAATACCAGCACAGTAAACGTGCATAGTAATTAATTTACATTTTTGATGTATCATAGACAAGATAGCATAAGCCATACCTGCTCCTGTTGCCTTTGATATAGTGTTGTTAGCGTTATTGATTAAATTAATTTTCGGAAATCTTTCATCTACTGAATGATTTATTGGGTATTGCAAACTCCATTCTTCACATTGTATTGACCAATCTTTAAGTAAATCCAATAAATGTAAAGGAACTGCATCTTTAACTATTGTTAGTTTGTGTTTCACTTTCTCTCTCTACTGAAAAATTTGCAGATACTGATATTCTTTCTTTATTAGAATTATTTACTGATACAGAATGAGGTAAATGTCCAGGCAGTATTATCAAACTATTTTCTTTAGGAGTATGTACATATTTTAATCTTGTAAAAATAGAATCAATATTTAAAGGTATACAATAAAATCTTTGATAATTTCTAACATTATCAACGCTTTCTATTATTAAATCACCACTATCAAGAGGAACATCAAAATAAACTGTTGATGTAAAATCAGTCTGTGGATGAATGTGTGTAATATTCCAACTTTGAGGATAATTTATATTTACCCATATTGCAGTGCAAATTAATTTAAATTTACCTGGTCCGTAAGCTTGTACTGCTTCACCCATATGCTTTGATAATTCATTTAAAAATTTATCTTTTATTGGATTTTGAGACCTTATAAAATCATTTGATTGAAAACCACCGATGTTACTTACTTTTCTACCACCTTGTTTTTTTGCAAATTCAATTAAATCGTTTTTTTCTTTATATACAAAATCTTTTTCAAACATAGGCACTCCAAAAAGACCTATGATTTGCCTATTTTCTTCTGCTGATTTTTTTTGATCCATTACGCTATGATAACGAATTTTTTGGCAAAGACAATAATTTTTTTAGAATTGCGTTACTTGATCAAATTGATAAGGATTACCACTTTTTATAGGTTCAAAATCCCATCGAGAACCTGGTGATATACCATCAAAACCAGCGTGATAAACATTCCAAGTTTGTCCTGTATCAGCTGCAAAACCCATTTGTCTTATTAGTTGTGCATTTTGTCCATGGTATAAATATATTTTTACACCAGGTGCATTACCACCAGGCACACTAGCTTGAAAATCTGTAATAAGAAAAGGTGGATTAGTTGGACTTGCAGGTTGAGTGTAAGGGCTACTTGATGTTTGATAACTTGTATTGTCTCCTTGAAACCTGAAATGTGTGTGACCATTTGGTCTCCAATTAAACCACGTACCAGGTGATTGTATTTGACTTAATTGTCCATTAACACTTGTTCCAGATGAAATAGCCATATAGACATTGGCTTTCTCGTGCATACCAAAAGCCACAATAGGACCATCAGCTGAACTATTATAAGAAACTGTACTAGGGTATCTATATTGCAAAAGACCTCCAGGACCAACACCTGCTCCTCTAACTTGTGTATATGGACTTCCTAAAGTGCCACCCCAATCGTCAAAATTATAAGGATTAAGAGTAACAAAATTAAAATTAGAACCTTGGTTAACAGGCATAAAAACTCCTTATTGAAAATCTACTTGAGCTGCACCAAGTAAAATATTATCAGCACTTTGAACAAAATATGGTAGAATATCTACATCATTAGCTCCTGTTGATATGGTAATACCAGAACCACCAGCAGTTTCATAATCTGTACCTAATGATAATGTTCTACTACCAGTGCCATCTTGTATGATCATTATTACTCCAGCTTGACCAACTGCTTCTGTAGATGGGTTTGCTAAAGTTACATTACCTGTAAAAGTCAAGACAAAATTCTGGTAAAGATCGAAGTCCAGCGTGGTTGAGCCAGTTGCGTTTGCAGTTTGTGTTGCACCTCTTTGTCCAGCAGTAAAAGTATTTGCCACATCTTTTAACACAGTATCTGCATTGTATGCTTGTACATCACTTCCTATTGCTAAACCTAAAGCAGTTCTTGCATCTGATGCAGAGGTTGATCCTGTACCTCCACCAGCTACTGCTAATGCTCCAAACTCTAAAGCACTTGCTCCACTGTTGACTTTAAGTGGTAAATTTGCAGAACCTAAGGCTGTAAGACCTGTACCTCCTTTTGTTACAGGCACAGTTGGTAAACTTGCAGAACCTACAGCTCCACCTAAACTGTCTAGTGATACTTCAACAATGTTTGTTCCGTTTGAATATGCAAAATATATTTTTGCTTGATCTGGAGAAAAGCCAGTTCCACTTGCAGTTTTGATTGTTAAGTTAGTTGGATTTGTAACTGCTGTTACATCAAAGATATACATTTTTTCAATGCTATCAGGCACTGTTAATACAGTGGCTCCTGATAGGGTAACAGTAGCCACTTTAACAACCATATTTCTTGCATTTGAAATAGTACCATCTGTCATTGCTAAAGCAACTGTTGCTCCATCTCCAACGGTTACTTGCTCAAAACCCCCTATTGCTTGTTGTACTAAATTTAAATTTGTGTTTGTTTTATCACCCCAGGTACCAGCGTTTTCACCTGTAGCCATAAGTTCTAATTTTAAATCTGATGAATATGTAGATGCCATATATTTTCCTTTATGCTGCTGTTGTTATCTCAGTCCAAGTAGTTTGAGTACCTGTATCTATCTCTGACCATGCTATTATTATTACACTTCCCATAGAACTCGTCAATACCACTCCAGTTACATTATCTACTACTCCAGTACCTGTTACTTCTGTTGGTGTACCTACTGCTGATGTTAAAGATACTCCAGTTACATCATATCCAGATACAGGAACAATAGAACCAACTGAACTAGTAGAGGAAACTCCAGTTGGCGAAACAGAACCAGTAATTGTAAAAGTAACAGAACCTACTGAGCCAGTTAGAGCCACGCCTGTTACATCTACTTCTATTTTAGGAGCTACGATTACTGAACCAACTGCACTTGTAGAAGAGACACCTGTCACTACAGCACCAAAAGTGATTTCTACAGATGAACTTCCAACTGCACTTGTAAGACCTAAGCCAGTTTGTGTAATTAAAACATCTGCTGATATACCTGCAACAGTTCCAATTGCACTAGTAGCTGCCACACCAGTAACAGTAACATCTGCATTTGCAGTGGTAGTTACGCTTCCGTTAGCTGAAGTTACACTAACTCCTGTTGGTATAACTGCGTATGCTCCACCCCATACTTGGTTACCCCAACTTAATCTACCCCAACCAGAACCAACTAAAAATCTATCATCTATACTTACACTACCAGTAGATGTAGTTACTGACACTCCAGAAGGTGCTACTAATCCTGTGTGTGTTACTACAACACTACCGACTGAAGTTGTTGCACTTACTCCAGTGGCTGTTACTTCTTGAACAATTGTTTGTGTAGTTGAGCCTACAGAACTTGTTGCAGATACTCCTGTTGCAGCTGTTGAACCTGTTATAGTTAAAGAGGGAGACCCTATCGCACTTGTAGAAGAAACACCTGATGCTACTACTTGACCACCAATACCCCAACCAAATTCTCCCCAACCTACTCTACCCCATCCAGTATTTATAACAGCATCAATAGTTACAGATCCAACAGAACTAGTTGCAGAAACACCACTAACAGTTAGTCCACCATCAGCTTGATTACCCCAAGTTCCTATATTCCAACTTAATAAACCCCACGAGGTAGCAGATTCAGTATTAATCTGCCCACCCATATTGGGATGGTTTTGACAATAATAATATAAAGTAGGTGCTGATGCAGCAACTGTAATAGTGGTCTTATACGCACCATCATTTTTAGTTACACCAGTAGTGTATTCAGTACCTCCACCTGCGTGTGTTCCATCTGAATTTGTAGAAAATCTTAATGGATGACTTGTGGCAGCAGACCAATCAAATACATATGTGCCATTTTCAGCTAATACTAAAGTAGGCTGTTGTACTCCATCAATGAAATACTTATTATTTCCACTAACATTTACTACTGTAACTGTAAATGTTCTAGTAGTCACTGAACAAAACTCCTGTTACTATGCTATTCTTAAAATACCACTTGAAGCATCAGCAGTTGGAAACTGTATAGTAAATGTACCAGAAGTAGCTGTTTT